CTACAAGTCCATTAGTACTAATTTCTTACCTTTTACTTTCTTAACTTTAATCTTCTTTCTCTTCTTTTCCGGAATTCGTCTTGCCATTTCTTCCTCTTCTTTTAGTTGTGCTTTTCTTGCCTGTTCTTCTTCGTCATGTTTCTTTAGTCTTGCTTCTCCTTCAATTCTTTCCCGCTCCATTTTCTCCTTTTGAGCTTGGTCACGTTGCACCTGTACGTTTCTGATTAGTTCATAAGGGATTTCTTCTTGCATAACTGCTAACCCTTTGTATCGGCTAAAGAATCGCTTCGTGAAAATACTCCACGCTTCTTCATATTGTTTATCGTTATCATCAAAGAATTTATCCTTACCTTCGAAGTTCTTTTTAGGAACTCGTGCATACCTTACATCTAATAAGAACATCCATAATTCTTCTTCCGACTTACCGTTCCATTTCTTCAGCGCAGATTTTAAATCCTTTTCCGTTTTTACCGATTCGATGAATGTATGAGTTAAAGAATGATAGATAGAGTATTCTTGTGCGACTGCCTTTATATAAAATTTAAACATTGTATTAGCTCCTTTTTAGTTGGTAAAAGTTGAACGGGAACATGTCCCGCTCTTATTGTACTACTTGTTTATGATGGATGTCAAAGTACTCTGTTTTGACTAATTCCATAACCGAATCATAGTAATACTTCATTGCAATACTTGTTAAATCTTCACCTGTGAAGTAGTTCTTATAAGTATCTTCTTTTCCTTTTTCGTTTGTGAATTTAAATCCGTCTTCATAGTTCTGTGAGTAAAGAAGTATACCGTCTTCTCTTACGATTTGGAATTCTCTCTTATCATAGTTATATATAGAAGAAACTTTCTGCCCGTAAATTTGTCCTACTAAATCCGAAATATGATAGTGAAGTTCTTTCATATGATAGTCCGCAACTGTAACAAGTTTTTTCGGGAATAAGTTTACCAACGTCATTCCATTTTCATAATGATTTCTTGTATGTGCATATCTTAGTTGTGGGTGATACATACCGAACTCCCACATAATATGATTTATGTATTGTGCATCCGTTCTACTATATCCACCGGAATTGTTTTGCACTACTTTAGAATGAATATTTGCATCTAAGATTAATGTACCTTCTCTATATACAGTTAGGTTTCCGTCCAAAATTTCAATAGAAAAAACTACATAACCGTTTTTCTTTTTATAAGCTTCACCTTCAGCTTTAGCTTTTGCAATCATATTAGATAACCATTGTACTTTTTTCATTTTTAAATTCCTCCAATATTTTGTTTTCGATGTGCTGTTTCTACATATATCGTACATTTTTAGTTGGTAAAAGTCAAATCGCACAAGAAAATCGGTTTAGAACCGATAATCTTCAATTTCTTCTATTATTAGTGAATCTTCCATTAACCATTTCCCTGCGACCTGCTTGAACGTGATACCATCTTCTAAGAAGAAATCCCAAACCTGCTCGGTTGTGAAGAAATCCACCGTGAAGTTATGCTCCATGCAAAAGATCACCACGTTATAGAGAGCTTCACTTTTATTTCTACCGTAAACGATGTACGTTGTTTGTGCTTGTGGGTGCAACTGGACACTAAATACTTTGTCGAAGTTTGCGGGATTATTAATTTCAATAGGAATATATAACATTATCATTACCTCCGGTTGTGGTTTTACTAACTAAAATCAGTGGAAAAAGAAAAGCGGGATTAATCTTCCCGCTTTGTGATTCTTAGGTACGCTGTACAAACATAATAGCGTCCCTCGTTTCCTGCTGATACATAGTCGTCTATATCATCGTTCCACTCTTCTATGATTTCCCTAGTGTATAAGAGTCCTGTTTCTTCTCTAGCTACTAAGAAGTCAATCAGAGCGTCTAGTGCGTCCTGCTCGCAGTTCGCATAAACGATGTAATCCATCTTGTCGTTATGGTAGTTGATAATGTAACTCGTATCAAAATACTCGATGTCGTTTGGATTAACAAAAGTGAAGTCTACGTTCTCAATATAAGTCATAAGAAATCTCTCCATTCAATATATAGTTTTCAAAGGTCATGTAGGGACATCCCCTACAAGAAATACTTTACAGGATAAGTTGGTAAAAGTAAAGAAAAACTTTTGTTTCACGTGAAACATGTTAATTTTAGTTGGTAAAAGTAAAAAGGCAGGGAACAAGTCCCCACCTTCTAAAGTAACGTTAATGATTGTACCTCGTCTAAGAATATTTCTTCTGCATCATCGTTGTACGGAGAAGAAAGAATAAGTTTACCTTGATACATACTTCCGTAGTCGTGTACTCGGAATGCATCGAATATGATACCTGTCTTTGTTGTCCCATCCGTCATCTGCAACTGCGCCTTTAAATGTTTCTTCTGCGCTAAAAAGTTTAATGTACCTTCTAATGTATTAATGTTTACTGTTAACATATAACCACTCCCGCTTTTTATTATTTTCCGGAGAAGTGTCGGTTCTCCTATATATAGAGAAGAGGCAACAAACCTGCCTTATTGGTATTCTCTATATATAGAGTAATCGACACCCACCGTCTTTCCCCTGCTACACCTATATAATTTCCTACCTGCACCTTTTCCCACCTGCGATTCTGCTTCTACCAAGTAAATTATACGATTAACCATGAATATAACACTAAAACTGCGTAACCAAGAAGAATGAAGCTTCCAACTTGCAACACCTGCGTAACGGGTTTCCGGAGTAAAGTGTCTGCCTTTCTATATATAGAGACTAACACACCTAATGTATCTAATAACGCATCGTTACCTGTGTAATTCTCATCAAATTCTCTCTTCTGCATTGCCTTTTCTACTAGTTTCATAGTCAATTCCCCTCTCGTTTCCTTCTGATTTCATTATATCATAGTTGGTAAAAGTGGTCAAAACCGTTACTTTTACTAAGTAAGGAGCAGGATACCCTATTTTCCCTACCATACCCACAAAACCACAAGTGAAACCCTCGCACGAGAGCCACTAGGAAACCCTATGTTAGTCGTAGCTTTTATCTATACTTCTCTCTATATTCTCTATATATGTTACGTTATAGTCCATACTTCGTCCCGCGCCATTTCTCCCCTTTCAGCGTTCGGGGATATTTTAGGGTGTTATTTTGCGGTATTAAGCGGTACATAAAAAGGGTAGTCGTCTTTATTCCACTTTTACCAAGTATAAAGTAACGGTTTATATAATAAAAGAAAAGAGCTTACTAACCCTTGTATTTTAAAGGTTTTCAGCTCTTTCACTATTACCAACTAAAATGTACGTTATTCCTTATAAATTAAAGGTTTTCAGTACTTTTCGTATTTATAAGATGATTTTGGTAGTCTTCCCTTGCTTGTGCAATACCACTAATGTTGGGAGATGAAGAAGATAATCTACCTGTTTGTGTTCCTCTTGTATTAATAACACTTCCATTAGCCATTAACATATATCCTTTATGGTCTAATGCATCGTTATCTTTTAAGTGTGTTCTTATACCTAGTCTTACTTCTAATTCTAATATCTCTTCCGGCGAAATATTTCCGATACCAAGTGCGCAGTTCTTTACTTTACTCATTAGTTGTCTATTACTCATTTCCCTTACTTTCATTACGTATCACCATCGCTTCCCGCATTCTTTCCAACATTTCATTCCGCATAACTTCTAACTTCCATGATGGAGTACCGGAGTTACATCTAACACATCTGTAAAACTCGTTGTTGTAAGTATCCATTAACTCATCACTATCTAGTTCTTTCAACCGTTCTTGTAGTGGTTTAGGCAATTAATTCAGCGCCTTTCTCCATATACTTTACTGCCATGTACTTAACTAAACTGTAACGTGTATGGTCAACTTGGAAAGGTAACACCTCATCATAGTCTATCTGATTTAGTAGGAACTCATCTCTCCAATCAAGACTAAGAAACTTATCCTTTACCTTTGCTTGCAGTTCTTTAATTAACTCTACTAGCCTATCACTAGTAATCTCTTTGATGTAAGTAAGGTTTTCTATATGCTTCTTGAACTCCATTACTACCATGATGTTCTCTGTATGCATTCTTCTTTCCGTTTCTATCCGCATAATTTGTGCATACTCCTTAGGAACTGGGAGGTTAAAGTAAACCTCCGCAAGTTCATTAGGGTCTAAATCCAGTAACATTTCCGTAAATTGATATTTATTCATCTGTATTTCCCACCTTTACAAACAACTCTTCTACTGGAACTATTGGCTCTTTTGGTTCTTGTAACTTTCTATCGGCACGGGACCAACTATTTACTACTGCACGAGCATTCAATATATGGAATTCTGTTACCTTTGCACTAAACTGTTCATTGTTTCTTTCTAGATGTTTTAAGTTATCATAAATAGTTCTACCGATTCCCATAGTCTCTACTCTAATTAAATCAGCATTACCTAACTTTGCTAAATCAATAACGTTTTGTGTGATTTCGCTTGCGTTTAATCCTTCCCCACGATAGCTACGAACACCTACTTCTTCCGGCTTTTCGGTGTCAGTAAGAATAACAGTAGTTTCATATGCTCCTGCATCGACAATTATTGTGCGCATTAAGAATACACCTTCTCTACGATGTTTAGATTTCTTGTTAATTTATGTACGTCTATGATGTTTGCTACATAATCAAATACCGGTTTCATTTCTTGGTCTTGCTCAATGATCACCATGTTATGTTTCTTACCTACGTATCCTAAAACTTGCTCCGCTACAATATGCACATCTGATTCTGAAGTTAATGGAGTTACTGGGACTGTTTTAATGATTTTAGAACCATTTTCCTCAAATCTTTCGATTACGATAAGTCTTCTTCCGTAAAGGTTTACACCTTTTATCATTGTGATTTTCATATTAGTTGAAACTCCCTTCATCATGCATACTTACATCAACACCGGGTACTGTATAATCGAATTCTTCGTAGATTTCCACGGGCTTTTTCTCTCCTGCATCAACAATAACTCCATGAACAAGGCGTGGTTCTTCACCTGGTCGTAAAGTGCGGTTGAAATATTCAACTGTTAATTCAGCCATAGCTACTAAATCAGCATGCGTTGCACTTTTCGGGACAGGAATTAAAGTTCCCGATACATTACGGTAATGTGTGAATTCCTCATCTCTTACTTTAGTTGCACCTACTGCACGAGTTTGTAAAGTTACTTTTGACATATTAATCTACCTCTTTCCCATTTATAATTGTTTTAGATTTTGTCCCTTCTCCCGCTAAATCCATCCCAACGCAGAAATAACCTTGCAGATACTTTGCTTTAATATCATGTATAAATGATTCCATTCTTCTTTTGTTAAACTTGTACAGCCTATTGCTTGTTAATGCGGGTCTTTCAATAGTTAGTGTATTATCCCCAATACTTAGATAACCTTCGCTATCAAGAGGTCTATCATAGTATGAATAATAATCCGATGAATCACTATCCGCAACTCTTGGTTCTAAGTTACTCCACGCTTTATTTGCCACTTCTTCTAGATATACAAGTAGCTCCATGAATTCAATCGGGTCAAACTTAAACTTGAATGTGAATACCTCTTCTGCATTGTGGCTTGTCCCAAATACTACTGAAGATTTATTACTGCTAATAATTAATTGTTGCCCGCTTTTATCTGTAAATGTTCTAATATCTTGTGGCATGGCTTTTCTCCTTTAAAGTAAGAGGGGAAGTCCCCTCCTTATTTTACGCTACCATTGAATATGAATACTGATATGATGATTAAGAATACTGCAATTAAAATCGGCATAAAAGCCTTTAATAGAATGCTTGATAACTTATCCCACTTAGGACTACTAGTGAATAGTAATCTTCGTCCCCACTTAATAGAGTCGGGGTCATTACAGTGAATAATACGTACATCACTGAAGCCTAAACGCTTTAAGTCTAATTGGCATATCATATGGTCAATTGGTAATGCATCATCGAAATGACCGAACAATCTAGCTATTAGAATGCTCTTATCTTCTGAATGTAAATCAAAGTCCACATACACTTTCCGGCTTCTTCCCTCGTTTGCTATGACTCTGAAAATCCTTTGTTCTAACATGTTATTAACCTCGCACTACTACATCATGATTCTTGTAATCTCGTACCATTTTATCATTCATCTTTTTAACTGCTAATCTCTCAATATGGTATTCCATTGCTTCCTGTGCAAATTCCCACAACATAGTACGACATAATTCATCAACCGAATTCTTCATGTACTTCTCACGGACTGCTTCAACTTCTTTAAATAGTGTGTCTAGCTTTACAGCTATATCATGCAGTTCATATTCACCATCACGAATCTTGAACATTTCCTCTTTCGCTTCATCCGAAAATTGGATAGCATGACCGAATGAAGTGAATCCATTACGTGCGAATGTGCTTACTGTCATAAGAATACGAGCGCATCCAACTACAGCTTTTGTATTGTACCCGTACTTATAAAACATGTGTTGAGTATCCGGAGTAGGGTTTTCTATGCGCTTGAAGTATGACTTAGCTGTACCGATTGCAGAATCAAAGAATCTAGGTAAATTCATGCGGACAATATCATGACGCATTTCTAGTAATCTAGTTACCCACGGATTGTCATAGTATCGAATATCCGTAGAAAATAAGAGTTCAAGGGTAGTAATGTTTTGTTTGTCTAGCATAAGTGGGAAGTCTCTAAAGTCCTTCACTTCAATTGTTAATCCATAATTTCGCTGTACCATTTTATCTTTAAATACTTGTTTCTTGAAAAGGTCTTCCATAGTTGGCATTGCATATAATACATAATCAAAATCAGAACCAGGTCTATCTAAGTTATAATTCTGACTTCCCTTTAAAGCTAAGAATCCCGTTGTGTGACCTAATTGCGTTGGGTTACTTAATAAGATATCCATTCCGTGCGGTAATACTAATTTCTTTCTTAATCCCATGTTAATTCCTCCAATAGTTACTGTAATAGAAGGGAAGACTTATCTTCCCCGTTTTCTTCTAAATACCTTCTTCTTGCGGTTTTGTTTAATCTCTAAAGCATTAGAACTCACGTTATCCGCAATTTCTTCATACTCGATAGCTTCTTGAATGAACCTATCAAACGCTTGAAGTATTTCATCATATTTCTCTTCAGAAAGATCACCTAAATCATTGTACGTATTTAGGGTGCTTGTAATGTTATTAAACACTGTTTGCACATTAACAACATTCTTGTAAGTATTACGACTATAGAAAGCGTCATCTCTTACCTTGAATCCTTCATTTACATAACGGGAAGGATGAATTCCTGTAATGACAGGCTCACGTCTTAAACCATCTTCTAAAACGATTACTTGTCTTCCTCCGTTATTTGTATCTTGCATTAGTTTAAATACTTTTGTGTTCGACATTTTTGTCAGCTCCTTTCCGTGCTTTAAATATAACATAGTTGGTAAAAGTGGTCAAACTCACTACTTTTACAATATTACCATTGTGCTTTTACTACCTATAGGGATTTCTCTGCTATATACTCCCAACATGGTTCACAATACCATTCTCGAAAAACTCTACTATACTGAAGCTCTTGGTCTTCTCTATCACATGATTCACATTGACCAACTTTTGTTTCCGGCATATTAATCCCTCCATTTCGGTTTAATCCATCCTCCGATGTTTGGAACTCTACAAGAATATCCGATTCCTATTCCATAATGTTGTATATAGTACAACTTACACTTCTTACATTGCCATAAATTTTGCTGTGAACAATTATGGTCTGCTATGTGCTTATAATCATGAGTACAAAAGAACTGTCTAATTCTTCCCACGTTATTTCCTCCTTCTGCGCATATCAATACCAATATAGATATTTACTGCAAGCAATAACAAGCAAGCTCCTAAGTTAATCCAACTCATAACTTCGCTCATAATTTCCTCCCTATAAAGAAAAGAGCCTTTATCGGCTCTTTCTCTCGTTGTAGATATTTATTACTCCGGCAATAGCTGAAGCACCAATGAAGATTAATGTAACTATACTAAGTGAATAGGCTAAGTTCTCCATTACTTCCCTGTGCTTCCGCTTGTATCTTTACGTTCCGCTTTTTCAGTGTCCCCATCACCATCTACGAGTAGGAACTTTTGGAATACACCTTGTCCAATTCGTTCACCTTTTTTGATTTCTTTTGGTAGTAATCCAAAGTTATAGAATTGGAAAGCAATTTCTCCTTCATTACCCGGATTGTTGTAGTAATCCGAATCAATAACTCCTACACCGTTTGATTGGATTAAGAAGTTTTTAAGCGGGTTAGAAGAACGGTTATGAAGCATTAATACTTCATCTTCTTGCATATATGCTTTAACCCCTGTATGAACTAATTTCGGTGCGATTGATTGCTTAACTGCTTCAACTACTGATTGGTCTTGTGTGAAGATTAAGCTAATAGCATTCTTCATGCTTGCCCAAAATGGAGGGATAACAATATCGTGTCCTGCTTCAAAATCATATCCTGCCGCATTAGTAGTCATGCGTACTGGAAGGTTAATTTCTGCATCTTTGAAATCCTCTACTACTTCGAACCCGCGAACTTTTTGTACTTTAGATGTTTTAGCTTTTACTCTTGCCATTGTTTGTTTGCTCCTTTTCTTTACATGATTTACATGGTTTATCTAATAAATAATTGAACTGACTAGTTTGCTTACCACATACTGAACACGGATAATCCCTAGTCATAGTAATTTTACTCCCTGCTCTCGCAGAGTGTACATAGTATCAACTAAGCCTAATGACTCTAATACTAGTCTTCCTTTGAACTTAGGCTCATAGAAAGTTACATTTGCGTATGCATCAACCGAGAATACTCTTAGAAATGTTACATCTTCGGGAAGTTGTGCTAAATGCTCAACAACTGTTTGCGGAGATGTGAACTTTTTCATTGTTTCTTTTTGAGTAACATCTTTGTTGTGCTTAGTTACTACGAAAAATTGTTCTACCTTATCCATGCTACGGTGTCCTCCTTTGAGATTGCTAAGTTACGAGTTTTATTGTCTTACATAAAAGCTGAAAAGTCAAGATAATAAAGGATTTACAGTTATGAAGAGAGCCGAAGCTCCCTCACATTACTTCTTATGTAAATCAGTATTAATTACACCTGCTTGGATTAGGCGATTGTACTTATTCATAGCAATAGTATTTGCAATAGTGAAGTTTCCGTTTGCATCACGGTATTCATCAGTTGTTCCGTTCCCTTTTAAAGTTGCAGGTTCTACCTCTAATGGTGTTTGGCAGTTATGACAGCTAACATTCTCATGTCCTTCCGGAATATAGTGTCTGCCGGAATTTCCGCAGTTAGGACAGTTATATCCACAACGATATACTAATTTATCTCCTTTATGCTTAATTCCTGTACGGAAGAAGTCTTGCTCTTTATCAGATTCTTTTACATCACCGAATGATTTCTCTCCGGAAACAGTTTCATCCTTAGTTTCATATTGTTTTGGGCTTAATCCCATTTTAGATGTTAAATCCGCAAGTTTCTTATCCCCTAATAAATCTGCCATTGAGCTTGTTCCGTGACTTCCTTGTAAATCTACTTTACGCTTACGACCTTTAAATTCTTCTTTGGAAACTTGTTTAATTTTAACTTCCTCATTGTATTCAGTTCTACAAGGGTCTACTCCCGCAACCGTTTCTTGATATCCTTTTTCTAATTCACGTTCGCTCCATTCTTTTCTAGCTAATTCTCTTATTCCTGCCGGAACTCTCTTTGCATCCATAATATTATTAAGTTTAATCTTTGCAGTTGGATGTTGCATACTTGCTCCACCAGGAATAGGTTTAGATTTAAGATCACCTTGAATCGCTTCATTCGCTTGTTGGCGTTGATAGTTATAATTGAAAGTTGGGATTAGGACGTTATCAATAATTCTATCAATCTGTAAATCTGATAAGTCCGCATTAATATTAAATGATTTGTTTCCTTGCGCTAATTCTAAGCTGAAGAACTTAGTTCCTTCGGTATTTGATGACATTTCTTGTTTCCCCATTTCATTTAGTTTTTTGTGTTCCGCTCTTGGGAACGTCCTAACTATATCATCCTTCCGAAAAATCCGTCAACTCTTTATTTTTAAGGCTTCACGTGCCTATATATAATATAATGGAAGCAAATTTCGGCAACGAAAAAAGGACACTAATTAAAGTGCCCTCTTTACCGACTCATCACTAACATAAGGAGATGTCCAAACTAAAGAATTAGCTGTACATACAAGCGTCTGCGTATCGACTGGTTCTTAGTTAGATTACCACAATTTTCTTACCTTGTCAGTATATATTATATATAATCTTTTAATTATTTATAAATAATATACTGAAGACCTATTGTTCAGATACAACATCATTAGTTACATCTTTTCTGTCTTGTTTCTTTTCTTCTTCGTCAAGCGGATTTTTAGATTGAGTTTCTTGTGCGAAAAGTCTACTAAGAATTCCACCTTGCGGGTTAGTAACTGTAGTTGTAGTTTCTTCTGTGCCATCTGCGTGAATTACTCTCCTTTGCATTGCCGCAATTTGATTCTGCTGTTCATGTAATCGTCTAACGCTATCCATTAAGCGCATGTTTTGGTCAATCATAGCAGAAACAGTTGGGTCTGCCATTCCTCCGTCCATTGTCTCGAATAGTAACAGACGTTGCAAGCGTTCCATGTTCGCATCTGCCATTCCCATCATAGCATCTTGTAAATCATTAATATCACGAGTCTTAAACTTCTTGAACTCTTTTTCAAATGCACATGCATAATCCGGTTTATACTCCGGACATTCTCCTGCCTTGTAGCAAGTGTTACATGCTAATTTCGGGAAGAATTTAGAACCTAATGATTTCGGCTTTCTTACTTTCTTCTGTCCTTTTAAGAATCTTCCCTTTTCATCTCGTACAGCTACAATACCTTTCTGCGCTAATTCCGCATCCAATGCTTCTACTTCCGGCATTTCTCCCTCGACAGGTGCAGGAAGGTAATTAGCCATCTCTGCTTCACTTACGTCCACAACTTTGAAATGTTCCTCTTCCAAATAACTGTCACGCTCTTTTGGTCGTGGTGGGGCTTCATCCATAGCATCAGAATCATCAGAAACGTAGTCAGAACGTTCACCACGAGCATTTTCTTCAAAATAGGTAGTAAGAGAGGTAATTGCGTCTTCTCGTTCGTTACAGTCAATTTTGAGAAGGAAATTAGCCATATCACAAAGCTGTTCATCCGTGTACTCTTCTAATTGGTCTGTATCCACTAAGAAAATGCGGTAGTTATAAAGAATATCCAGTACCTCTTCTTTAGGTAGGTCTAATGGAATTCCGAAATACTTCGCAACTACTTTGTAATTCTCTGCTTCTCCATCGTACCAATCAAGCGGAGGAAGATTAGTATGGACTTCTTCTAATGTCTTAACTGTCCCGTCCGGCTCATCTGATAGTGCCAAGAACTCTTCGAACTTAGTTTGTGGACGATTCTGCACTTGTTCATCTAATTGCTCCCATATACCTTTCTTAGCAGGTGCAGTTGTTTTTGGTTTAGGTGCTTCTTGTTTTGGTTCTTCAGCTACTTTCTTCTTAATTCCTAATTTCTTCTTCGGTTTCACCTTCAGCTTTTTCTTAGGTGTAGTTTCTTCAGCTTCAGTTACTTCCTTTTTTGCACTTGGACGTTTTAATATCTTCTTAGCCATAGTTCGTGTACTTTCTCCTTTCCCGCTATTTATTCCTTTTAACCAATAACATCTTGCTTTAATTCGTTTAATGATGTATTTCTCTGCTTCACGGAATACTAATAAATTTATCCGGATTAATTCGTATGGATTTTCCTGTCCGGCTAAATCCCAGTTTGCGCCAAGCTTAATGTACTTCTGCTTGTATACGGTTTTCCATTTGTCTTTCTTTAGTCGCTTTAATCTACGTCCGTCAAACCAGTTCAATTCTCCATACTGCGTTCCGACAAGCCAAGTCGTGGAATCTCCCGTAAAGAAAGGAAGTTTTGACATGATTTCAACACGTGTCAAAGCGAATCCGTGAATGATACTGTTATATCTTCGAGCAGTATTAACCATCTTCATAATTTGCGCATCAGTAAGGGAAGAAGATGTCTGTAATGAGAATCCTACATAGTCGTACTTTTGGCACATTGTTTCCCAGTATTTAATCCCATCGTATTCATGCCATACATAACATACTAAAATTCCCTCATCCTTTAGTGGTTCAAAATACTTTGCTCTTAGTTCATCCAGTTTATCGAAACCTATTATATTCCCGATATCCAACTCCACGCAGGAGAATACTAAATCTTTATTTTCCCGCACAAAGTTTGTATACCGTTCTAAATAGTTCTCCCAAAACTCCATAGGCTTATTTTTGTACTCTTCCTCTTTGATATGGAATGTATAAGCTCCGGAGTCAATCATTACCTTGATGTGTGGGTGCTTCTCCAAACGTTTTCGTAAGAAGTTCTTACCCTTCTGCTGTATGTAGTGATAGGAAACTAGCACTCTATCCACTCCGGATTTTATTGCTATGTCCCAATATGCATCAGATTCCACACCAGACATTACAAGTCGAGTGGGACTGTTTACACTTTCTCCGTAGATTTCATATAACTTGTTACTCATTTACGACCACCTCTTGCATAATATCTTTCAAACACATCCGGTCTGTAAATTCTGCGGGTAGTAGTTGTTGCTTCAGAACGTACACCTCTTGCACACATGCAAGTATGGATACAATCATATATTTCAACCTCTAATGCTTCCGGTTGTAGAATCTCAATTAAGAAATCGTAAATTTCCGTGGTCAAATCTTCCTGTACTTGTGGCTTCTTAGCAAACCATTCTGCAATACGTGCAAACTTCGATAGTCCGATAATTTTAGCACCAGGAATATACCGTATGTAAACTTTCCCGATAAAAGGTAAATGATGATGTGAACACATAGAACTAATTGTAATTCCGTCTTGTTCAACTAATGACGAACCAACACATTCAAATGTAGTACAAATTGGTGCTAATTCCTCATAAGGGTCTTTACCTTCATTCTCTGTCATTTCAATTAATGCTTTTGCTACTCGCAATGGAGTATCTGCATTATCCGCATTTCTTTCTATTCCTAGTTCCCGCATAATTCCGCTATAGTGTACTTCGATAGTTTCTCTGTTAACTTTTTTCACGTTAATTCCTCCTTAAAAAAAAATAAAAAAGACTGATACTAATATAGTACCAATCTTTTCATGATTAGAACAGTGACATTTGATCACCGTCATTTCTTCGTTGTTTACGAGGAAGTTTACCTTTACTAGTTTTAGTAGTATTACGTGGTAAACGTCCTAAATTCATAGATTGCTGTCCTAAGTTTCTTGGAGCTGTACGAGGTAATCCGCCACCGGATGGTGTTTGGGTACGTGTACTGCCACCTCCACTTTTAGGCGTAGCGTATACGTTTAAGAATAACATGATGTCTCACCTCCCCAAAAGAAAAAGCTCCCCGTAGGAAGCTTCTTACTTATCGTCCACCCATACGACGTGGAGCTGTACGTGGTAATTTAGCACGGCTTGCACGAGCTTGACGAGCTTGTCGTCCTGCTGAAGCACTTCCACCGCCACCTAATGTTCGTGGTGCTGTACGTGGAAGACCACCACCCGCAGGTGTTTGCGCTCGTCCACCACCGCCACCCGCTCCTTTTGGTGTTGCGAATACGTTCATGAATAACATAGAGTTGCACCTCCTAAATTGGTATAACTACTTCAACGGTGAGTTGTGGGGCGTTACTCCCATGTAGTCTATGTTTAACGCTAACTACACTATACCTTATTTTGAGATGCGTAACAACTACTCTATGAAATTATTTCCTGCTCATATTTTCGAATAGACTCACAATCTCCACATTTTCCGCAAGGGAAACCGTCTGAATCCGGTAAATTACAAGAGATACTGTGTGCAAGAATTTCCGCTAAATCAAGACCTAAAACATTTACTGCATAATCTTTTACTTGGTCTTTACTATTTAGTGCGAATGGAGCAACTACTTGAATCTTTTGGTCTGTAATGCTAAATAACATAGAATCGAATGATTTTACGAATCGTGCATTACCATCTGCATAACATCCATCAATAATAGCTGTGTAGATATCAATAGCACCTATACTCTCCGCAATACTTGATGCATAAGCTAAGAAGATTAGATTTCGCATTTCGATGTATTGGATACTCTCATCTGCTTTATCAATTTCTTCTCCGGCTACTTGGTTATCACGTAGCATTTTAGCTTTTGACCAAGAATTAATACTCGGTAATTCCAAAATTCCCATTTCAAGTTGATACTTTCTAGCCCAGTAGTGAGCGTTGTTCATTTCTTGAATTCGGTTCTTTTGTCCGTAATCGAAAAATAGTAGGAATGGTTTCTGTCCTCTATTCATTACCTCATGTAATAGTACAATGCTATCGAATCCTCCACTAAATAAAACTACTGCATTATTTTCCACGATATTTTCCACCTTTCTTGTTATTGCGTTCTTCTGCTTCACGTAACTTCTTGCTTAGTACTCGGTTTAAATGCTTATGACGTTTCTTTTCGTTTTGTTCTTTCTTTAATTGCTTCTTTAACCGGAAATTTTCGGCTTCAATAAGTTTCATGTATTCATATTGTGCGTCCGTCATAATAATTCCCCCATCAGTCGATATTCAAGAATTTGTGTGTTTGTAAACCTAAACGTACTTTTGGAATCTTGTCTTCCATAATCCATTGCGCAAGCTCTTCAGCTATTTTACTATTCTTACCTCGGAATAGCGGACTAAAGATAATGTTTGCACGGGTTGGATATTTGCGAATAACATCTTTAGCAAAAACATAATCTTCAATATTACCGATAACAAATTTAACTTCATCCCTTTCAGTTAGACGTGCTAAGTTTTCATAGATGTTTTGGTGTTCTGCTCCACTTGATAAACCTTTAACATCCATCGTATATGCAAAGGAACGGAACTCTCTTTCCTCTAATTCCACTCCACCGTTTGTTTCGATGTTAACTGTATGTCCTGCTTGCACTAATTCATAAATTAGCGGGTAAACATTTTCTTGAATCAAAGGTTCTCCACCTGTGATACAAACATGTTTATTCTTCATTTTCTTTACTTCTTCAACTATTTTCTTTACTCCCATCGTTTTCCACTGTTTGCCGACAACTGCATACATAGAATCACAATAGGTGCAACGCATATTGCAACCGAATAAGCGGACAAAAGTAGTAGGATATCCAGTGTACTTTCCTTCCCCTTGTAGCGTAGTGAATATAGTGTTAACTTTTAATGTCATTGCGTTTCCTGCCATCATACATCCCACTCTTTCCGGAATTCTGCGTAACTTGTAGGTGTTTCGAATAGTCGTACAAACTCTACTCGTGCATCTAATGTATCCGCAAATTCCTTATTAATTTCTTCTTCCATCTTTTTATAAATCCAATAGACCATGTTCTCTGCTGTCGTATTCATTGGCGGTAATGTTTCGTTTAGGTAACGATGGTCTAAATGTACCTCTATTTCGTCTTTCCAAATGCGCTTAATTTCCCCGAAATCAATAGCTAAACCACGGAAATCTGTAAAGCTACTAATTCCAAACACGACTTTATATGTATGTCCGTGAAGGTTCTTACATTTACCTTCGTACATGTGTAGATGATGTGCGGAATCAAAAGTAAATTCCTTAGATACTAATACTCGTTTCTTATGATACTTTAATTGGTCTGCTTTAATATCTGTTCCAAACTTCTGCAATTCGTCTACGATTCTAAAACCATACTCGTTGCTTAATTTGCTCATCCGTAACTTCCTCCTTATTTTCTACTTTTGGCTCTACGTATTGTAATCCTTCAACTTGTCGGCAAATTTCTTTCAACTGCCACGGATTAAATCGTAAGAGTTTAGATACTACATCATCTATATTACCATTAAATCTGTGTTCTTCACGCATTTCTTTCCATCTCATGGTATAAAAATCTGCGGAAACATAGTAAGGAGGGTCGCCATCCGGCTCTCTCCCCACAAAATTTATGTACGATTCTCTTGTTAGTTGTACCCGCTTTGGCATTTGATCACCTCTAATTGATTGCGAATATAGAGCGATATCCTGTCACTACATAGAATCCGTCTTGCCACACTTTCCCTGTGTCTACTTTTTCATCTGTGACAACATTAGTAATCCCATATCCTCTTTTTAGTTTTAAATCTTCCTGACCGAAAATATGCTCATATTGGAACTCGTCACGTAAAAATTTAGCGTGGTGTTTATTCCAAATTACAACCGCATATCCTTTTTCCTTTGCATACTCTATTAGTGCAGTTGTCTTCCCTGTTTGACGTTGTGATTCTCCATATACAGGTACTAATTGTTTAACTTCTTCAGCGTGTGCCAACATTTGTTTCCATGCTCCTGTTAAATTCATCGTTAATTCCTCCGTTAATTTTATTTTAGATACAGAAAAAGCGAGGAATAATCCCCGCTTAGTTTAAGCTAACTATCGCTTTAAGCGTAGTCTTATCATCACCATCAATTGTTACGTTTCCGAAACCAGGTCGAACAACTAGGTCACGTCCCTTTGTAGCAATATTGCCACGAGCTTTAGCTAATGCTTTATAAGCTTGGTTTAATGCTCCCGCACCAATTACAGTGATTTCTAAATCGTGTCCGTCTTCTAATGCTTTTGTAATACTTCCGGATAGGGTTTTTACATTAGCAGTAGATTTTACCTTCATTTGCTTCAGTTCTTTACTCATGTGCGTTTCCTCCCAACTGTATTAAAGAATGCTTCTTTAAATGGAACGACTCTACCTAGTACATTCTCGGCTACGAGGAATCCATATTCCCTACTATCAAGACTATTATCCTTGTTATCTCCCTCAAACCACAAATATGTATCGTGGTGAGTATCAGCACAAGAAATTAATCGCTTAATGTTAGGTCTACCAACTGTGGGTGGTAAAACTACGAATATCTCATCAACAAACTCGGAAGCTATTAGTATCTCCCTAAAGTTAAATTTTCGGTCAAGAATCATGAATCTACCGTGTTTAAGGGTAGGCATCATGCTTTCTCCGTTAACTCTAACGATTGTATAGCGCATGAAAAATGCGACTAGGAACAGTAGTACTACTATGAGTATAACCATGCTTACTATGAATGGCAACATTTTCTTTCCCTCCAATTCTACTTTTACCAACTATTAATTAATAACTTCATCAACTGCATCCATTAAAACTTTCTCTTCTTTCACTTCTTGGAATCTATTAACCATCATTCCCTCATGGTAAACAGTTCCGAAGAAATCACGGAAAGGTCTGTGGTGAGGATAACCGTCTATGTCAAGGTAAGTAACAATCATTGTTTCATCTAAATGAGTATCATTAGAAGACTTGAACATTCCTATTCCTTCTACCTTGTAGTATGTTCCTCTACTGTAGTGCTTAAAGTACCTTCCTGCGAAGTCGTGGGACATTTTTCTTGTCCACTCTAGTTTTTCCTTGTACGTCCAATTTTCCCACCCGCTTCTTGACGGTTGAATTTCCATTTCGTGCAGTTTGTTTTTTTCGTTGATTTCCACGTTTAGTTGCTCCCTTCGGTCTTACGACACGTTTTTTATCTACTAAAGAAAGAAAGTCTTCAAGCTTCAGCATTACAAAGTCTTCAGCTTCCTGTACTCTCTTACCTTCCTTTGCTTTTTGTCTACGATGAAATGCTATGATAGGGTAGGAATTTTCCGGACAGTCGGAAATAGCTTGCTCCCACCATTCGTTTAACTTCCATACTCCATGATTCTTACATTCAATATGTAACCCGAAATCAATATCTTCATCAAGGCAAGAAAGATCACCACGAAGTAATGAGTTATCGGACGACTTCTGAAATCCACCGGAAGCAGGGGTGCGTACTAAACGCAATCCCCACTTTCTTAGGAATTTCTTAGCTACATCATTCTCGTATGTAGCTCCTTTTCGCTTACTGGCTTTTCCTTGCTTACTTAGTCGAATCTTATCTTCTAATTCCGCAACTTTCTCTGCCAATTCAGCTTTTGTCCATCCATTCAATTTCATTACTTGTTTAGGTGCTAATTGCAACATCTGCAATTGAGTTTGGTAATGTTCGAGATTACTTACTTTTCCCGCCATTATTCAAACTGTCCTTCCCCTGTTTGGAAGTACTGCATATTAACCTTGTTAACAGGTACGATTGTAACAGACAAGATTTTATCCTGCTCGATAGAGTGGTCATTTGCTATTCTTGTTAATACTTGCGCTTTAGTTGGTTCTTTCATATTCAGTGTGTTGCGGTAAGTACCGTCTTCCATAATAATTGTTACATTCCAATCTCTATTCATCTTCCGTTACCTCCGTTTATTCCCGATATTTGTTTCACGTCTGTCATCCCCGAAATCTGCACTTCTGCGGGATACTTCACGTGATATATTAAAAATTCCATCGACTAAGTTTTCAAGGTAGTCTTTCAATAATCTGTGCTTTTCCTCGAATATGTCCAAACGCTGAAGGATTAGTGCCACTTTGTCATTCGTTCTGAAATGAAGCTCTTTTTCTTTGATAGACATTTTTGCGGGTAAATCAGCATATACACCCGCTTTTAATCCGTCTAATTCACGACTCATTGCTTTCATATTTACTTCCATACGTCCAATCAGCGTTCTAGTCCACATCTTTTGTTGAGTAAAAGCATTCATATGTCTGCCTAACTCGGAACTTTCGATTTCTGTAATGTCTGCGGGTAATTGCAGAAAGTTTTCTTCAACATTAGAATTGTTAAAGAGTTCAATCCCCTCTTCCAGTAGTTCATCTTCTACCGTGTCTAGTAGGGTCTTTTGCTTCTCTTTATTTGCTACGTTATTTTCTGTTTTATCTTTGCGCTTTAATTTCACCATTGTTTTCTCCCCTATACTATGATTTAGTAATCATAAGTTTTGTTATACGTTCTATGACATCGAACACAAACTAATTTATAAAATAAGAAAGTTTGTTTCCACTTATGAAAGCCAATCCTACATAGGAAAGGCTTCTTCTTCTCTTCCTTACAGCACACAATTACACCTCCTACACTGGGAAGCATTCACTAAGATATGAGCAGAATCTCCCTTGTGATTTACTTGTACATTCTCTACATGGAATCTTTTGTGTTCTCCATGCTTCGTTGTTGACCGCGAACTTTTCTAATACTTCTTCTATGATGTCATCTTCGAACTCAACAACAAACTCCTTCATTTCCTGCGTATCTTTGCATTCATAAAGGAGTACCGCTTTCGTAATTGGTTTAGTGACTTTGAATAAGATATTGTCCATTTGAATATGTTGTAGGACTTTATGCTTAATCTTCTCATCCCTAGTATACTTCTTACCATCCTTTAAGTGAAGATATCTTTTTCTATACGCATTTCTTCGGACTAATTCGCTTTTCTTAAAATCAGCCATTGTTGGATATGTTTCACGTAAGAATAAACGATGTTCTTCAGCAACAAACATATATACATGTGCTTGTGCTTTATGCTCTTCTTTTGCATCTCTTAATCCGCTAAATTGGCGGGAATTAATAGACTTCAATTCTAGTATTTCTACTTCATTCTTTTTCCCTGTCATACTAAGTATTCCATCGGTATGACCTTGTATTTCCCATTCCTCATGTACAAGCGGAACTTCGTCCATTAATAGAACTCCCATTTTCATGAGATATCCTTGTATGCGCTCATGCATTCCATGACCATTATCAAATATGCGCTGTACTCGTGGGTCTACTGAATCCTTCTTAACACCCATGCGCTGATAATAGTTAGCACGACTACATCCTAATGCTGAAGATGGAGAGTTAGTTATGTTTACCCTGTCTTCTCCACTTTCGTTTCCGTTGACTAAAAGGAATTGGTTAATACGTTTCACCAGTCCATCTTGTTTCTTCATTGTTCCGAAAAGATTTCCTAAGCCCAACGTAAATTCCTCCTTTAAATAATAAAAGAGCGGTTTTACTTTTTACTTGGTAAATGTCCGCTCTCCTATTATATTATACTTGGTAATAGTGGTCAAATCTACTATTTTGCTAGATTCAGTACCTTCAAGATATCATCATCCGTAATTGGTTGTACATTCATTGCTTTTACATAACCATTTCCCTTTTGAGAGAAGAAGTCATGATTCTTAGTTTGTGTATCTAATCCGTTCTTAACAATTGGATTAATTTCTTCTTCCGGATATGGAGCTTCATACCCTAAGTTCATCATTGCTTTATTTGCGTTGTAACGAGTGAACTTGTTAACATCGACTGTTTCCCCTATTGCATCATATAGAGAGCCTGTGTACTCATCCTCGTAGCGCATTAGCTCATCCAATACAGCTCTTACTTCTACTTGTACATGTTCTTTTTCTAAATCCGTTAAATGCTCGTTAAAGATTTGTTGCGCAATCAATCCAACGAATACACCGTGAATACTTTCATCTCTTAAAATCAAATTAATGATTTCTCCACTTGCTTTCATCCTACCTTGTCCCGCTAATTTTAGTGGTAGGTAGAATCCACTATAGAACAAGTATGATTCCAATAGTACGGATACGCACATTGCCATGTATAACTCACGTGGCGTTACGATTGGTTTTAATAATCTGCGGTAATAAGTAGTTATGATTCCCGCTTTCTTCTGCAAGAATCCGTGTTTCTCTACCCAGTCGAATACTTCTTGCGTTTCTTCTTCTGTACAGATTGTAGTGAAGATTGTACTATAACTCTTCGCATGCATACATTCCATAGCACCCATGAATTGTAGTACTGAAGCTTTCTTATCCTGCCCTAATAGTTCCGCTACGTGTAACGCTATTAATGGCATTCCGGAAAGTCCCTGCTTTGTATCAAGTAATGTTAATCCACCTAATGCACGTTTGTACGCTGATTGTACTTCCGGAGAAAGTGTATTCCATACCTCCGTATCTGCTGAAGGTGTGAATTCCGTATCTGTCCAAAATTGCGCTATGTTCTGATTCCAAAACATTAACGCTATTTCATCTTTCTCATTCCAGTTGGTTGCTTTATGAATTGTCTTAGCCATTGTTCTGCTCCTTTACTATCTCGTATCTATCGTTAAAATCTTTTGCGGACATCATTTTCAACGTCCCGTCTTTTCGTCTAATAACGTAATCCCCGTCTTGTACTACTTGTCCTATACCATACTGCGAATCGTTCTCCAATCCCTTTACAGGAATCCAAGCCCATGCAGGATGTTGGACATTTCTTGTACCGTGTTTGTCTTGATAGTATAAAGGCATATCCCACGGTACTTCCCATAGTTGAGTTACTTTACCGTAGCTATGTTCCTTGTATATACTTCCGTATGCTTCTCCTTCACTATTAATTTTCCGCATGGAAATTAATCCTTCAATCTGCATACCTTTTCTCCATTGAACTGCTTCTACATTTAATTGCTTCTGTACGTATAGATTCACGTTATTTCCTCCTTTTTATACTGCGCAAACTTCACATTCTTCTACCGATAATTTTCTAGTACGAGTGTAGTAAAGGCTCTTCAGACCTTTCTTGTACGCATATAAATAATACATAGCAAGCTCGTTTGTTGCGATATCACTATTTACATACAAAATAGTACTAATGCCTTGGTCAACGTGTGGTTGTATTTCTGCGATTAAGTCAATCAGTTTGTACATGCTCATATCGTAAGCAGGTTTATACATTAAGAAATTCTGTTTAGATAAGTATGGAGCAGGGAAGTACGTTTCTGCATTTTGGTATGTTCTCGGTTCGATTTTATGCGTAATTGGCATAACCGATTGAGTAGCGTTCTGCACATATCCAATACTTTGTGTAGGTGCAATTGCTAATCTATATCCGTTGTACATTCCTGTTAGCTTTACTGTATTACTTAATGCTAACCATTCTGCTTTACCCGGAATTTCGATTCCTTCAAACAGCTTTTTAACTTTCTCTGTTTTAGGTGAGAAGTCATTAACTAAATACTTATCGAAATATTTTCCGGAAGCATAATCCGATTTCTCGAATCCTTTAAATGTTTCACCTTTTCTCAATGCTATTTCTGCGCTTGCTTCAATTGAGTAATAGTTCAACATCATGAAGAATGTACGAGCAAAGTCTTTCGCTTCTTCAGATTCATAAGCAATCAAGTTTTTAGATAAGTAGCCATGTAAGTTCATAGCTCCTAATCCTACTGAATGTAATTCTTCATTTGCTTTTTTAACACCTGGGGCGTTTTGGATCACCGACATATCTGATACCGCAGTTAATGCGTACATTGCATTATGGATAATCATACGTAGTCGCTTGTCTTCCATTACGTTTACGATGTTTAGTGAACCTAAGTTACAGCTAATATCGTTACGAATAATGTCTTCTTCTCCATAATCCGTAATTGTTGATACTTCGGATAGTTGGAAGATTTCTGTACAAAGATTAGACATTTTAACTTCGCCTATTTCGCTAAGTGGATGATTGTCTCCATTTGCATTCCCTTTGTACATTAAGTACGGGTATCCGCTCTCTTGTTGTGTAATAGCTATACGAGTTAACATGTCTCTTCCCGTCATAACTTCACCGCTGTTATTCTTTGGTTGATATTTACGAACACGGTCATCTTTTACTAAGATGTCATACATTAAGTCCATATCAATATCATCCAACGCTACACCGAAATATTTCTCCACGTCATAAGGTGAGAATGTGTAGAATGGTTTATTTTCGATTACTAGTTGCATGAATTTATCCGGAACAATAACACCGATTGACATAGATTGAATTCTGCTCTTTTCATCTACGTTAATTCGTTTTGTATCTAACATGCGGATAATGTCCATATGGAAGATATTTAAGTAAGTTGCTCCTGCACCTTTTCGCTGTCCTAATTGGTTTGCGTAAGAGAATGCATCTTCTAATAACTTCATTACTGGAACAATACCGCTACTTGCTCCCTCGATTTCTTTAATCGGGTCTGAAGTAGCTCTTATTTTAGATAAGTTTAATGCTACTCCACCGCCAATTTTCGATAACTGCATTGCTTTGTTAATTGCAAATCCAATTCCGTTTAAATCGTCCCCAACTTCAGTAAGGAAGCATGATACTAATTCACCACGTCTTGCTTTTCCACTATTTAAGAAGGTAGGCGTTGCGGGTTGATATAGTTGTTTTCCGATAATTTCAGCATAGCGTCTAGCTTGTTCAAAGTCCCCTCTTGCTAAATACAGAGAAACGATTACCACACGGTCTTCGTAGAACTCTAAATACTTTCGTTTGTCTTCAGCTTTTTCATTCGATTTAAGCGCATAGTCTAAATAGAATTTGCTGATTGCCATATACGATTGGAATTCGAATCCGTATAAGAATACTTCATCTGATAATTCTTTAATCTGCTCTTCTGAATATTGTCGTAGTACTTCCGGATAGTAATAGTTGTTATCCACTAACCATTTAATTCTCCCAATAACTCCACCCTCGAAATTCTTCATCTTCGGCAATACTTCTTCATAATAAAAAGCATCAATCGCTTCTTTATCATGATGCAACTTGTAAAAACCGCTTTCGTCCTTCTCTGTAATTTTATTGTTTAGCTCAACGTGTCTCAATACCTTCCACTCCTTCTACAAAATCTTTAACATCTTTTTCTGTCCCGAACATTTCAAATTTTAGTATGACCGGAACATTGTACTTCTTCGATATGATATCAGCAGGTTTTGCATAATTGCTTCCCCAGTTCACATTCCCACTACAAGCGACACCCTTCATGTATGTATGTACAGCTTCCGCATTCTTCTGTAAAAAGTCGATTGTTTCAAGCGGAACATTCCCAAAACCTGTTGCATGAGTGACTAAAATAAACGGAGAAGTTATAGTTTCAACCTCTCCGATGGAATCTGAATCATAGGGTAGTTTGTTGCAAAATCGCTTCGTGTTGCCGGTTTTGCTGTCATAATAAATTTTCATTAGCAACTCACTCCCGTAAAGTAATTCTAGCTCCTTTTTTCTAGTTAATCAATATAGTTTGCCAACTCATTCATATCTAAAATTACTAGATGTTGATTTGTAGCGGAAAATTCGACACCATATGCTCGATTTGGTTCTCTAAAAATACCACTCATTTGATCACCATGAAGCATGCACGATTTAGATTTCGCATTAATGATTCCTCCCACCATACGGAAGTGTTCATTTAGTCCTAGTCCTATGTAATCATTTTTGTCTAATACCGCTAACTGGACGTAATTAGCTATGTCTATTTGCAACAATGGCATGCGTAAGTTGTCTCTTAATGCTTCCTTCGCTATCTTATCCCATATCGTTAACTTCAGCGAATATTTTCCCGCATCCGTAAATTTATTCTCAATAAGAAAATCTCCGGAATTAAATTGTCCTGCTTCTAATGTTCCTGTTCTTCCATCTGCTTTAGCAAACCAAATTGCTCCGGACGCTAACTGCACTTTCCCACCTAATTGTTCAGCTACACGCTGTTCTTGCTTTTGCGACTTCCTTTTTATATAAGACACTCCAAAAACCCCTCTTCACGTAAGTATATTCTTTTCCGGTAGGAACACCGTTATCTGTCTTCCATCTTTTAAGACGTTGATTTGAAATACCCCATTTAATTGCTATCTCTCCGTCACGTAATCCTTCGAATTTTAGTTGGTAATAGTGCATTGGCTCATATGGTATGTAAGTTCTACTGCCGAAATGGACATCAGTTAGGTTTTGTTTCTCGATGAGTGCATTCAATCTTGTATGATGCATTTTAAGTTCTGTTGCTACCTCGGATTTGTTTAGTCCTTGATTTGCTAACATAACAACTTTTTCGGCTAAGTACGGATTATCCTCTTTTAACAATCCTCTTAATCCAAACTTATATTTATAGTGTTCGAATTTTTCCTTCGTTGTACCTAAATGCTCTGCAATATGGATATCTAATAAGAATTCCGCTTGCAACTTGTAATACTCATCCTCTGTAACTGGATATCCTTCCAACGGAATAACTAACTCCCTTACCAATTTAAAGCACCCCTTCAGTATATATTTATATATGTTTTCTTTATTTAATAATATGTTCTACTTTACCGCTAGTAATGTTAATTCGTGGTTCGCTACCCTGTCTTTCGATTAGATTTCTTAGGAATCCAATTTCTTCTCCCATATGCTGTACTAGCATTTGTGTAGATGTATCAGTAGACAGGGTATTCATTTGCTGTTTGAGCGCATCAATTTGTGCCACAAGCTCGTCATTTGACTTCAATAGGTATTTGTTATGCTCTTCTAGTTTCTCTCTATCCTGCCTAAATTCAGCAAGCTCCGCTTTTAGTGCTTTTTCATTTGCTTTATATGTATCCTCCATGTTGATTAATCTGTGTTCATATGTTTCCTTCATGTCCTTCTTCGTTTGTTTCTGCACTTCATCAATTAATGAATCAACTTCCATTTCTATATTGCCGAAAATATTAGCGATTACGTCCGGTGAAGCAAATTCCGTTTCCATTTCCACTTCATGCATCATCGGACCACGTGTTACTGATTTAATCCATACAATTCTAAATTTGTTTACTTCCGGTTCTGCATTTAAAGTGTCCTCTAACATATCACGAATAATTTTAGCCATTATTTGTACATCTCCTTTATTCTTAGTGCGCTATCGCAAATACGAGCCAATTCCATAAGTGATAAGGAGCGTAAATGCTCCCTATCGTATGGAAGAATTTTTGTAATCGTTTCTATCAAACTAGAATGAATCCTTCTTCTTTCGTCCATTGTCATATGCGTATCCCTGCCAAAACACACAATAGGTTCTATTCTCTTCTTTGACTAAATCCCATTCCGTTACCGATGTATTCTCACACTCATCGTCATCGTTAAAGAATACACACGACTGACAATTTGCAACATGTTTCGCTTTGCTCGGACTGTCTCTTAGATGTTTACTGAATTGATTAAAACCTCTCTTGCGTTCCCCTTTTTTCATTCTTTTCTCTCCCTAAACTCTTTCATCATATCCGCTACTGACGTAAGCCTTTTAATCTCGACTAATGATTTTGTGTAGTTCTCCATAAGTGAATTGAATTCAGCAATAGTGAAAACTACTACACCCATCTCGTACTCATCTTCATACGGGTTATGATGTGGAGGTGGTTGTATTCCAAGCTCCACCCAATCCTTCATATAGTCCCGCTTCTCAATGTTTACTTTTCCGGATTCTTTAAGAGCATGTGCCAAGTTATGACACATCTCATGCGTGATTCTTTCTATGTGGTCATAAGGACTATTTTTCATATGCTCCGGAATAATAACACGTGACTGTAGTAAGTTTTCATTTACTGCATTTACTAATGCTCTTCCTTGTGGTAATTGCTGATAATCGTATTTACCATCCTTTAGCGTAATCATTTATTCATCGTCCCCCACTAAGAAATAAACTACTGTTTTAAGTGTTACAGCTAAAACAAACATCTTCCAAAATCCCACGCTTGTTTCAAATACAAACCACATGCAGAATTTCATTAATCCTGCGATTACTCCAAATACAATGATTGCTATTAGGAAGTCGGTCTTACTTGCTATATTAATCTTACTCATTATGCTGTCGCCTTCTTTCTTCCTCCGGTTTTCTTAGCAGTAGATTTCTTGGCAGTTGATGCTTTCTTAGCCTTTGCTGTCGCTTTAGCTTCTGCTTCCTTTGCTAACTTCTCTGTAATTTCTTCAGCTTTAGCTAGTTCTCCTGCATCTACACCTTCGTCATACTCTAATAACTCCGGATTACTTTCTTTGATTCCCGCAAGTTCTTCCTCGTGTGCAGAAAGTGCTACTTTCATAGTTTCCGCTTTTAATTGCTCGTACAAGTCCGGACGTTCTCGTAACGCTTGAACAAATGCGTTCTCACCATTTACTTTTACATCTCCGTATGAAATCCAGTTTCCGGATTTTTCAGTAACTCCATATGCGATACCTTCAATAACAATCTCTTTGAAGTTATCAATATGTCCTTTAGGAACAACTCCACCCTCATCATTGTAGAAGTCCCATTCTCCTGTTCTAAATGGTACAGATACTTTAGATTTATTAATCTTGAATCTAACTTGCTGACCGATGATTTGAGTGTTAACTCCTGTTCCGGTTTTAATCCATTCCCCACGTTTTAAGTAGATATCCAGTGAAGCAGTAAATCCAATCGCACGTCCACCAGGAGTAAACTCCGGATTTCCATGCATAACACCGATCTTTTCACGAATTTGGTTAATACCGATTACAGTACAAGGGAACAATCCTTTTCGAGAAAGAATATTGTTTGCCGCTTGGAACTTTCTAAAATACTCGTCGAATAGTTTTGGCTTTAATCCCATCTGTACCGACTCATCCATCTCTGAATCTCGTTCCTTAGTAGGCACTAAAGATGCTAAACTATCAAATACGATTAATTGCGCAATACCGTTTACTTGTAGTTGATACGCTACTTCAAGACTTTCCTCCATCCCTCCGGATTCACTAAGGATTAGTCTTTCCGTATCAATACCGATTTGTTCCGCATATTCCATTGTGAAGGAAGCATTCTCCCCTTGAATCAATGCAACTTGTAACGGTACTTTCTTCCCGTCAACAACCATCGTTGTATTTTGGAATTCTCGGATTCCATGATAAACAGTAGAAGATTTTGAAGCACTAAATGCTCCGGCTACTTGAATGAATCGTCCTACTGGGTATCCACCACCGATTGCAATATCTAATCCAATACTTCCCGTAGATACTCGAATTGTATTCTCCGCTTTTATATCACTTGCTTTACGTAGAATGTTCATACCGAATTTCTTCTCTAGCTCCTGCTGTACTTTAGCTAAAGACTTCATTTCTCTATCTGCGGGTTTAACGGGTGCTTTCTTTGTCGCCATTTAATCAATCCTCTTTCTCTACTATTCTTGTTCTGCTAGTTTGCTAATACATTTCTTACAGATTCCGGATTTCCCCACCAACTCCACATCATGCGCTCCACACTCGGAACATTTTTTGATAGGGTCGTATTTTCGGATAATAATAGTTCCTCCTGTTTCAGTTAGAAACTCCATATTAGTTCCGAAGGGAATGTCAAGCATATCCCTTAATTCTTTTGGAATGATTAATCGTCCTAAATCATCCACTTTGCGCACGATTCCCGTTGCTTTCATTATTCCTCGTCACCTCCTGCAAATTGATGTGTGATTTTCCACATCTTAGCGTGTACTGGTTCTGCTTCCTCATCGTCCGCATCATCCTTATTAAATAACGCCCATCCTCCGATAAAGTGAAGTTCCATTGCTTCATCATCCGATTCAAAACGTGGCGTATCACCTTCGTCAATTAATGCTAACCCTAAATCATCTAGTTGCTTTTTCAGCTTCTCCGCTCCGCCTTCCTCTTCTAAGATGCTGTAGTCCAATCCTGCTTCTTTAAGGATTTCTCGGAACGTTTCTTCTTTAGCGTTTAGGATTGCTACTTGTGTAGCTCCTGTTACTGCTTCTAACATACCCATTAAGCCGATTTCTTCTCCGGAAATTTGCGCTTCTTTCTCTGCTTTTGCTTGATTAAAGTTGATGACTGACATTTAGTTTCCTCCTAATTTGACCGCTTTCTAGCAGTTCATTCATTTTAGTTATAATAATTTCTCTAATAAGTGCTTTCATATTCTCCGCATGAAACGGAAAATCATTTACTACAATACTTGCTTTAGTAAGTAACTCACGGGTGAGTGATTCAAGCTCTAAATCCCGTGAGATAATTTCTACATGAAACCGCATAAAGTCTTGGAAGTGAACAACGATGTGTTTTCCTAGCACATTAACCGGAACATCAATTGGTTTAAATGGTTTGTCTTTCATAACGTCTCTTAAGCTCCTTCTCTAATTGTTCGGTAGGAATTGCTTGTAAGATGTTACGTTTACCATGAATCGCTTCAAACATATCCGTCATATCAAATTCCTTAGAACAGCAGTTGTTGTAGTCTCCTTCGCAACCGGGAGTTTTAAGGAATCCTTCTTTTAATAAGAAAGTTTCCTCTTCCCCTCCTGCATTCGTAAGTACGAAATCAAGGAAACGAACTACCTCTTCAGAAAGATCACCATTATGTTCAATCCCTAATCGGATATCTACTTCTTGCGCTTGGCTAATTGCATCAATTTTTACTACGTTATTTTTCTTTTCCACGTTAATTCCTCCTATTTCGCTTCAGCGTATGTTTTACCATAATCCCCATCGGCTCTTAGTTCGATGTTATTCATTGGTTGTGGTAGACAGTTAGCCATGATTTCTTGCACTCGCTCCATAGCTCTTTCTCTGTTACGTGCAGGAACTAATCCTACAATCTCATCGTGTACTTGGAGTACTTGTTCATAACCTAATTCGTTTAGTAACGGGTCATGCTCAATGATGAGCTGTGCAGAGATTGTAATGTCTGCCGCACTCCCTTGAATCGGTGCGTTAACTGCTAAACGTTCGTTATATCCACGAGTTCCGTAATCAGAATCGTTTATTCCGTCTAAGTGTCGTTTACGTCCTAATACCGTATACACAACTCCATGACGATGCGCAAATTTCTTCTGCGACTTCATATACTTCGCTACTCCTTTATAAGTTGCGAAATACATATCATATAATGTTTGTGCTTCATCTTTAGAAACACCTAACTGACTTGATAATGCTGAAGGACTTCCTCCATATACAAGTAAGAAGTTGATTGTCTTCGCTTGTTGCCTTTGCTTCGGATACTTCTTCTTAGCTTCTTCAGCAGTACAATCCAACTTGAACATGTTAACAGCAGTATCACCATGACTATCCACGTTACGTGCGAACATACTAATAAGTAACGGGTCTTGTGAGAAGTGAGTAAGTATGCGCATTTCCAAGTTGGAAAAGTCATGTGCGGTCATATCAATTTCTTCTTTAGCGTCACCAGGTACTACGAATGCATCCCTAATTTCGTATCTCTTCCAAAAATCATATTCCGCTTTTTCTTCCTTGTATATCGCCCACGCACTTCTAAATGCTTCTTCATTATCAAACCATTCTCGTTGCGGTTCTTTTACATCCTCAATCGGACGTGGCAAGTTCTGCAAGTTAGGTTCTGAAGATGATAAACGTCCGGAAGTAGTTCCGGTTTGGTTGAATGAACAATGAATACGTCCATCAGAATAAACCTGCTCTGCAAGTCCTTCCATGTAAGTAGAGCGAAGTTTTTCAAGACGTTTGTATCTTAATACTAATCGTACAAATTCCTGACCTTCTTTCTTCTTCTTACTCTTCTTATAGTTACGCTTCAGTATCTCATCTAATTCATCACTACCCGTTTTAGGTTGTCCGGTTTTTTCGGAAACAGCTCCCATAGGGAATTTATATGATGCTTCAATTAGATGTTTATTACCTGCGGGTTCATATCCAATGATTTTATTCTTGTTGTTCTTTTCTTTCCACTTTAATTCCCCTTTACGTGGACCAGTTTTATAAACTCCCTGCTCCCCAGTTTTCGGGTCAATAATTGGCTCATATATCTTTTCATATATCGGTTTTTGTTTTTCCCAACCGAATAATAACTCTGCAAGTTGTTGTCCACTCGTAATACTAAACTCTAATCCTACTAATTCGAATATCTTATATTCCAAGTCGGCAAGGTCTTTCTCCGCCATTTTCGCCATTCGTTTTAGACGTTCAAAATCAACGGGAACACCTCTGCGCTCCATATTGAATAGAACTCGTAAGTAAGGCATTTGACGTTTAAAGAAGTAAGGCATAATCTTCTCATCTTCTAAAGCGTCCATGATATCAACATAGATTTTCCAAGTCCAATAAGTATCATCCATTGCGTAAGGTGACATTATGTATTGGTCAACTAATGTTGCATCCCCTTTATACGTCTTCTTATAACCAAATTCTACTTTTACTGAATCCGGAATAGTTAGAAGTAAATCTTTGAAGTGTGTTTGATGATACCCATAATAACGTTCTGTAATCTCCTTCAATCCGATTAAGTTGTTTTCATCTATATTCCAAACAGCTATCATCGTATCGAACAAGTCATTCGTTTTAACCTCGATATCAACATTGGCTAATGCGTGTAACTCGGCTTTTAAGTTATGTCCTACAATCCGAATATCTGTCCTAGCAAAGACTCTTCTCATTAAGCGTTTGAACAGCCACATTGGAATCTGTTCTCTGTTCGAGTTTACCCAACTTCCAACGGGTACGTAATAGTTGTTATCTTTTCCCCACGAAAATGATACTCCGACTAATTCCGATTCCCCTTTGTACTGCATGCGTAAACTACTGAACTCGGTATCAAATGCAAATTCTTCTACCTTCATTAGCTTTTTGTAGAGTCTGCGGAATTCTAGTTCATTAGTAACTGTTATTCCTTTATAGTGTTCCGACTTCACACGGGTTTTTCTTTTCTTATCCGTTACTCGGTCAACAAAGGCTAGTACGTTCTCCGCAATTCTTAACTTATCTTCTTTTGTTTGCGCCAACTCGCTTCCTCCATTTCCTCTGATTTCCTCTACAAGTAAAATCATACATCAGAATGACATATCCGTCAACGTTTTTTAACATGAAAAAATCCTGCACCGTAAAGTACAGGACTTCTTTTTAATTTACAGATTCAGCAAAGGTTTTTCCTTCAGTGAACTTAATTTTATTGTGTGCAGGTTTGGTAGATTTCTCACCATTCTGCGGGTTACGATGCACACGTGCAGGAATTTCACGTAATGCGAATGAACCGAATCCTACTAATGTAAGTTTTGCGCGAATATCTTTCTTCCCTTCGGGTTGCTCATCTGCATGAGATTCAAGCAAACCGATAATACCGATCAATACATCATCAATAATCTTTTCAGATTCCTTTTTAGTACGTCCGCTATCAGCAACGATTTGACGTGCTAAATCCTCTTTACTAAGTTGTTTCATATTATTCACCGTCACTTTCTAACTCAATGATGATTTTAGTAACTGCTCCCTGTGAAGCGTGACATAATGCCATTGCTTGCTCGATAGTACGATTAGAAAACTTCTTGTTATCTAATTTAACAGAGAACGTGTTACCTTCGTTCTTTACTACTTTGTTAACTTCTTTTTCTGCTACTTTATTTTCAACCGGATTTGCTTCGATTGTTTTTGGAGTAGCTTTCTTTACTGCTCGTGCCATAATGCATTCCTCCAATTTAATAAACTATGTAAAGGGGATTTCTCCCCTTATGTATTACTTACGTTTAAATACTGATTTCTTTTTCTTAGATGCTACTGTTTTCTTAGCAGGAGCTTTTGATGATTTAGATTTAGAACCGATTTTTCTACGTGGACGTTCTTCTTCCTCTTCGTCCTCATCTTCATCTTCGTCTTCCTCATCATCGTCATCGTCCTCTTCATCATCAAGGGACATTGTGCTACCTAAATCATCATCGTCTTCGTCATCATCTTCTTCTCCGTCTTCATCATCACGACCTGTATCCTGTCCTTCTAATTCAACATCGTCAAAGATTTGTGATTCAACGATTTCATATAATGATTCCATTTCACCGTCAAAGTGATTACGCACTTCTTCCGGAAGTTGTGCAAGTAGCTGTTTGATTTCCTTTTCAGTAAGACGAATCTTTTTATCATTTTCTAATTCGTAGGAAGTAGTTGCTTGCTTCCCAGTCTTAGACATTAACCATAAGTACTTAGTCAATCCTTTACGTTGAGATTTACGAGCGTATTTCCCGATATCACTAGAACCACGGACTAATAATTTAACACGGTCTTTAACTTTCTTTTTATTACCTGTCTTCTTATTGTCCTTGTATTCATCAACTTCGAATGTTCGTCTATCGACTACTAACCAAGCTCCTTTATATGACGGGTTATCCCCTCTATCGCACTCCGGACAGTTATCTCCGGAACAAGTAATGTTATCCCATCCCTTACCACTCTTGATAGAATGTTCGTGGAATAAAATTGGCTCTTCAGTAAGGAAGATTACAGGTACATCCTCGTCCCCGTCTTTTAAGAACATGCGGAAAATCTTACCTTGTCTTCTTGCACGTTCCTTTTCACGTTTTGTTTCTTCCTCTTTGTGTGCGCTGAAACCTCTTCGTTTAAATACTGACATATTATTTTCCCCCTGCTGACTCTTATTGAGTCGATTAATTTGATGTAGCTGATTGCTACGCTTTTTATTATATAATTACACTTTTACAAAGTCAACTTTTAATTTTTATATGGTAAAAGTGGGTTCAATACGCTCAACACTAATTTTAGACCATTGTTTGCTAATGTCTAATGTAGAAACTCCTAATGCCATTAAAGATGACTTCAGAGTGTTTAATGCTTCCGTCATAACTTCCACATCGTTTCCTTCAATTCGCTCATCGTACCAAGTCATCGGTACAGTAACGAAAAACGGAGTACGGGAAGTATTCTCCCCTATCGTTGTAAGTCCTGCTCCTACATTTACAAAGAACTGTCCTTTAACCGGAGTATTAGAAATCTCCATACTAACTTGGTCTAATCTTACTCTTCTTTTATTTGATTTCTTACCGTATTGTCTTCTCATAATCTGCGCAACTTCTTTCTCCCGTATCGGGTTTTATTTTTTAACATCTTATCCACTTGTTTCTTAGTCATACCTTCGGGGTCTTTCTGTCCTTCCGGATATTCCGTATCAAAACAAATGAAGTCATCTTTCAGAATCTCATACGCTACTTCTTTACCTACTCTTCCGGCTTTATCGTTATCATGCATAAAGATGACACGCTTAACTCCTAATTGATGCAGGATTTCTGCTTGCGTAGAATACCCTGTTTTCTTATCCATACTCATTTTGGCAACTATGATGGAAAGTACATTAGTGTATCCCAGTTGTTTTAACCATTGTCTATCTAATGTTCCCTCTACTATGATTGCGGTATTATCTTCCGAATAAAATTCATGACTTCCGTAAAGAACTTCACCGATTGGGAAATTGTCGTATATGTAGTACTTAGGTTGATTCCCGTATACTTCTTTATACTTCCTATTAACTTTCCCGCTTTTCGTTTTCTCATTCAATACAGCACGTCCGATAATACCTGCTAATGCTCCGTCCGGATGGAATACTGGAATTGTGATTCTCTTCCGGATTCTGTCCCACCCCATCATAGCTTCTTTTACAATTTGCTTTGTGTATCCCCGCTTAAATATGTAGGGATGAGTTTCTTTCCCGCTTCTGAATGGAGCTAATTTCGTGCGTGGAAGTTCAAAACGTTTTCCTTCTTCCTGCTTCGCTTCTTCGATATCTTCATACCGTCTTAGCTTTTCTTCGCTATCAAAAGTACTTCTAAAGTCCACATTGAACTTTTCCTCAATTTCGCTCATAGCGTCATGGAATTCTAATCCTTTTACGTATCCGTATAATTTAGGAAGACTAAAGCGTTCTTCGCATGCATAACACTGACCGTAAATTCCTCCCTCTCCGTCCATAACAATTCCGGCTGAAGGAGAATTCTCACCGTGGAAGGGACAACAAAACATGTAGTTTATCCCTTTTCGTCCACTGTGTCTTTTTACTTTATCTAAAGCTAAGTCATGTTTTAGAATCTCTTCCAATTCATGTTCTGCCAACTTCATAAAAGATCACCTTACTCTGCTTCGAAATATTTTGTAGTTATCGCAATTGATAACTTCATAGGATTCTTTAAATCATCCCGTAACCATGATTGCATCTTCTCATCTCTAAGTAATGTTTTAATCGCTTCTAGCGGGTGGTCATCGTAAACATCTCCAATGCGCATTATAATTCCCGCAGGAAGTCTTACCTTATGTCCTAATCCGTGTCCTTCTACTAATACAAACTTTCCATCAACGAATTTAGGCTCTACATCTATTACATGTCCATCTTCATAAATACGTTGAATGTGTAGAACTTTGATGTCCTTTGTCATTTGAACTACCGCATGAAGTACACTTTGTTCGCTGAAGATTTCCGTGAAGAATGTTGCTTTCCCGCTTCCATCATCAAATGTATGCTCCTTACAAATTACATGCGTAAACTTTTGCTCTCCAATCTTTGCCACAATAATCGCTCCTTTTTCACTTTTAACAAGTGTTTTATATGGTAAAAGTAGAATCATAGGGTTATTGTAACTCTACAATTCTACTTTTGTCAATTTGCTGTATTATGCTATTTCTTGTACCCCACTTGGTAGTTCTGTTTCTTCATCATCGTCATCATCCGGCTTATTATCTCCACCTTCAGAATAGATAGTATCGTACTTCATTTTGTCGAAGTCCCAGTTCATATAAATAGCATGAGAAATATCACCCTCACGGACTTTTAGGAACTTCAGTTTAATCTCTTTGTCCGCTTTCATTTCTTGGTCTTGTTCTAATGCCATAATAACGTCACAGTCTGCCGCAATTGCTTTAGCGAATGCGATAGCTCCTAATGACGCTTTCTCTTCTTTAATTTGCGTAGATACGTAGATTGGAAGCTTCTTGACTAATGCTAAACTATGTAATGCTCGCCATACACGAACATGTGACTTCCAATCGTCCTCATCACTCGCATCATCAGATAGTAAGTAAGCACCATCGACAAATACGATATCCGGTTTATGTTGGTCAATCTTAGCTGATACTTGCGTAACTCCTGCTGTAGCTTGTTCCACGATTAAATTCGTATCCGTGTCACCTTCCATTTTAGCTAAGTACGCTTTATAACGTTTCTCTTCTTCCTTCGTAAGTCGTCCATCTCGGAAACGTGTATACGACAATTTACACCAAATAGCATCAATACGTCTAATAATCATCTTCGTACTCATCTCGGTAGTGAAGAATAGAACTTTGTATCCTTGCTTCGCCATGTAAACTGCTTGTATTAACTCAAACCACGTTTTCCCCGTTCCGGTATATCCTAACAGGGTAATTAGTTCCCCGCCATTATATCCCTTCAGTGTGTAGTCGAGTCTATCAATTCCCGATGGAATCCCAGTCATACCACCCATGTTCTTTCGGGTTTCATAATCATTCCAACGTTGTTCGGTGTTCTTTGTAACTTCCTGTCTATCCGTTAAAATGATGTCCTGCTCAATCTTAGAAATTACCTGCTGTATGATTTTGTAGGCTTCATCCGTTTCTAAGTTGTCGATAAGTTCCGTTGCTTCGTCCATTCCATCTACTAATGTATTATGTTTCCGTTTATTCCGGATTTCATCGCAGTAGTAGCGCAAACCTTCGGGAGCATCAGAAAGTTTTAAGTGTGGATGTTTCTTCTTAAATACTTCTAATGACGGAACTTTACCATACTTAGTTTGATGGTTTGTTATAAAACGAAATGCTTTTCGATTACGTCCCGTAAAGAAACGAGGTGTAATCTGCATATCGTTAACCACAATAAGATCACCGGTTTCAATAATCTTAGAAATCAATTGAGTTTCAATATTGCTCATTTAAGTACCCTCCAAATATCATCTATGTGCATGAAATGTTTAGATGATGCAATGCTAATTAGTGTATCGTCTGCTGTAAAGAAATAATGATATGGAAAGTCACCGATATAATCCGTACTTCGCACAACTACTATTCTTGTATACGGGATAAACTCTGCATTCAAGAAATTCTCCAATGATTCAATATCCGTATACTGTCTAGTTACTAATACAATACTTACATCTTGCTTCCAAACCGCATTTAACGTTTTAATGAATTCCGATTTTATCTTGCGTTTGAATAGTAATTGTTCTTCATTTAAAAAGAACTTCATTAAGTTTCCCCGAAAAGTAGACTCTTCAGCTTCAAACATTAAAGAGTCGATATCGAAACCGATGTATGGAGCGCATCGGTTCGAAATATTTCCTCCCATCATACAATCACTCCCCAAATAGTAATTTAATGCTCTTCTTCTGCCTTGTTACAGAAGTTCTATTATCTTCTTCCGTGTATTTAAGTTTAACAAAGTTTCCTTTAATAAGAGAAGATATAGATTTACCATATTGCTCATAAAGTCCATCCTTTGTATCAAGTGGAAGGTTTGTACATATGATTGTTGACGTGCCTTTTGTATCTCTGTATCGCAGTAACTCTTCTAATAAAGTTACATTGAATAGTTTCTCGGAAAATGTTTCTTTACCTACTTCATCTATTACTAAGAATTCCGCATCATATATTTTCTGTATCTTCTCCCGTGCATCTTCGTCACGATTGGACTTAAACTTTAAATCTATTAAGCTTTGCAACGTGATTAAGAATGAGGAATAACGATAGCGATAAGCTTCTTTCACGATAATAGCAGAAAGGTATGTTTTCCCGCTCCCGTTTGAGCCATACATAATTAAACTTTGTCCATCGGCTAACATTTCCGGAAAGTTATTAATGAAGTTTTTAACCAACTTCTTCTTACTTGCATCAATAGGATACTGTTCTAATGTAGCATCGAAATAATCACGTGGAACACCTCGATATGCTAAATTCTCTTTTGATAACTTGCTACGTTTTGGACGACTCATAGGAAAATGTCCCCTCCTGTACTTTCTACTTTCTTCGTTTTAATCTTTTTGCGCTTAATCGTTTTCTTCGGTTTTGCTCCCAGTTCGAGCGCATCATCATTTTTCGGCTTTTCGCTTGCTTCTGCTATCCACTCACGATTGCGTTTAGGAGCATTCTTTGTTTTGTACTCTCCCGCTTTCCATAGTTGCGTATTTTGGTAGATTGATTGCAACCATCCTTTGGATATAATCCATACTCCGACTGTTCGTGTATCTGTAATATCTTGACCACTATCAAACACGAAATCTATCATATCCTTCAAGTTGCTCCATCCCATGTTATCTAAGACGGATTTAATAATTGCATAATCACGAGCGTAATTAGTTTGGATATAACGAGAACCCTGTTCCTCGAACTTCATTACAAAGTACTGATACCAGTCCTTGTGGTCGAACTCATGAAATTCTCCCTCATCAAGTCGAGCTTGGAACTTCTCCTTATTCTTTTGGTTTGCTGTTTTCTTTTCCGCTTTCTTTTTAGGTTGCATACGTTGAGCGGAAAAATCCACAATATCTTTCTTGTCGAATAGGTTTACAACTTTTGAACGGTCTGGACGCATTGCTTTACACCTCGTATATGTTATTTATTTTTAAGATTAATTAATGTTGGTTTTCGGATTTCTCCTATGTTTGTTTCTCCTTGATACACCATTGTTTGCTTCTCCCCGCAGACTGCACAATGCATAAGTTTTCGTAAATAGTACTTATCGACAATTGTTGTATGTCCGCATCCTTTTTCACATTTGTATACATGAAAAATTTGCTCCAATTTAATCCCTCATTTCATTAGATTTTTGGTGCAATGATTCTTGCAAAAAGAAGTATAACACTAAAAATGAAAATCTGTAAAGTCGCTAAAATAACAGGTTTTCGCACCATATAAAAAGGAGCGGAAATCCGCTCTCTTCTTAGTTATTTGTATACTTTGTATGTGATTGAATATCTAAAATCGAATCCGTTGCCGGATAAGAATGGCTTGATTTGCACAATGTCTTCTGCGTTCTTATCTGCTAAGAATTCATTTGCTTCATGTTCCGTGTCACAGTCCTTTACTCGTAACGTGGGTTTAGCTATTTTGCCTATAATTGTTCCTTCCTGCTTCTTCTGCTCCACATCAATTGGAGAACCTTCCGCAACGAAAAGATGGTGAGTCATAGCAAAATCAAATAACTGTCTATGCATTTTAATAATAGCTTCTCCATAGTCCTTTTGAGATGACCACTTTCCTCCTAAGTCCTCCCAGTACATTGCACTTCCTCGCTCTACGTAGTTAAAACGTGGGTCAAGGATTGGACGTGAAATTATCCCCTTTTCATTACCGTATGCATATAAGTGCTGAAGTTGTGCTTCTACTCCTTCCCATATAGTATTAAAGCTATTACCTGTCATTCCAAGCTCTAATACCCCCATTCCACAATAATTATGTTGCTCCGGCTTTACTGCTGTCCCATCCGCAAACTTAAACCATCCTGTTTCAATGATAGATTGGCAGAATGCTATATCCCCTCGAATACTATAAAGCTTACCCAATTCAATAAAGGCTACTGCAATCTCTACATCAAAATCCGGATTATTACGTTTTACAAAGTCCGCTAAAATTTGTGGCTCTTTAATCATTGCATTTCCCATTATCATTACTGTTTCCATATTAATTCCTCCCTTATTCGTATCCTACAATTGTAGTTTGTGTTACTGGCTTTATTTCTCTTTCAGTATACCCATATCCGCTACATATGTCACAAGGCTTATAGTCTCTTCCTTCTTGGTATACCCATCCACTGTCCGGAAGTCCTGTAGGGTACTTATTATATGTAGTATAAGTTTCCCCTTCCCCTTTACATTTAGGACATTCATATTGACGTAGACCTTGTACATATGCGACTAAATCCTCTAAAGTAATATTTCCGTAAGTTGCAAGTAGTCGTTTGGCTTCTTTAATTTTCATAATGTCACCCCATTATAATAAGCAGAGGATTAATCCCCTGCTCATTTCTATTCTTCTACCATTTCAAAGACTGCTTCTGATTGAGCTTCAATTTCTGCATTGACTAACTTATGCATCTTCTCATACTCATCTTGGATTACCTTCTCATCATCCGGAACATTTCGCATAATGTAAACGTCCAAACGTGCTGATTGGTAGTTATCCATATTAAGAGTAACACCCAATCCGGAAGCTATCGTTGCAAATCCCGCAGGTGGAACTTTTCCCGTACTATTCGGAATGATTCCATCCATTAAAGGAGGTTTTGCACCTGGTATTTCAACTTGGTTAACTGTTTTTCCTGCTTCTTTAATATCTACTTTTTTAGTAACTCTTTTCCCTTCAAGGGCTTTCTTTGCAGAGTTAGCTTTTTTCACTTTACGTACTGCCATAACAGTTCACTCCTTATTTAGTTGTTGCTTTCTTACGTGTAGCTTTCTTCTTAGTTGCTTTCTTTTTCGGTTTTTCTTCAACCGCTTCTTTTTGATCACCGGAAGTTTCGATTTCTACTCCCTCGGAAGTTTCTTCTTCGTTAACACTGATTCCATCTCCGGAAAGGTTAACTACTAATTTATCTCCCGCTTTCATGTTAGCACGAATTGAATCTATGTCAATTCCGTCTTCTGAAGCAGGTAATCCCATACCTACACGAGTGATAATTTGCATAAACTCGGTATCTTCCAAAACTTTCTCCGGAAAATCAAGATTATGCTCAATATGGTTTTTAACGTATGCTTCTTTACGTGCTAAATCCCATTTCTTCATTAATTCAAATTGTAAGTCGTCTTTCGGGAATGAAACTTTAACCGGAGTTGTTCCGTTTGTCATTCCGATAGAAACAGCATTAGCTCCTTCATTGAATGTAAACATTTGATATTCTGTTTCATCCAAACCAAAACGATTAATCATAACTTCAGTTGCAATGTCTAACATTTGATTCTCTGCCATTATAGTTTCCCCATTTCTACTTTACTTAGTTTTATATTTATTTTCTAAAGCTTCGATTGTATCACTATCAATTAATAGGTATCTACTTCTCTCCGCTTCTGTAACCATATCTTTGTAATGCTTTTGACTTACAGTTGCTACATCTCCGGCTTTGCCTACTTTTTCAAGAGCTTTCCAAAGTTTAAATGCAACTAGTTCCCAGTTAGTAGTTTTCATTACTTACCCTCATTTCTCGCAATTGAAGCATTAGCCCAAAATACAGCATTGTCGATATGTTTTAGTGCTTCTATAAATTCAACACTCCACTCCGGACAAAGCTCTGTAAGCTTCAAAGCAAACTCTTTCCCTGCTTCACGAATTTCACCGTATTTCTCCGGTTGTCCTTCTTTTGGCGGGTGGTAAGTAAATCTATTTTCAATAATGTTGCGTGTACTAGCTTTTGGGTCAAATCTAAATGTATCATCAGCGATAAGACCTACTGTAGTGCTTTTTGCGTTTAATGTGTATACTCCATCCTTTTCCATAGTACTAACCTCCATATTTTGCGTTAATTGTTTCTAATGCTTCCCAAATCTTTTCCGAAAAGTCGGTGCTTGCGATAGACCATCCTTGACGGATATTACATTCTTTAGCAACTGCGCAATACGCTTCAATTTGCTCCATAGAATATAATCGTTTGCTACCGTTACGGAAAATAGCGGGCGGTGTTACTCCGCTACTCTCCCATTTACGGATAGTTTGAGCATCACGAGGGAAGCCCATTTCTGTTAATTCGCTGACTAATCTACTAATCGGATATAACACAACTTCCTCCCCGTTAATGTTATATACTCGACCATCCTCTTTTAAAGGCATAAATATCACTCCTGTTCTTGTTGTAGCTTCTTATCATCAATGTACGCCATTGCATAATTTATGTTGATATCGCATAATTCCTCAAATTCATTCATTGGAATTACTTCGCTTGTAACTAACTGCTCAATTGCGCTCTCATCAATTACCTCAATCTTTTCTAATAGATGTGGAGCATGTTCTGCTAAAACATCCAATACCTGCTCGTCCGTAACGTCTGAAGCAATAACTTCTTTGTTACTCACTACTTTTTTAAGTAGCTTTTTCTTTTTAAGGTAGGCTTTCGCTCTTTCCTCATTTAAAGTAATTTTCTTACGTGCTTGTCTTTGCAGGTGAATTTTGTTCCCTTCACTATCAACCGTAGTAAATAGGAAGTGTCCGCTTGTATCCGGCTTGAACGTTTTCTCCATGAAAGTTCCTAATTCATTCTTTAGTTCTGTTTCACGTCCGCCTAAAAGTTTCAATTGTTGTTTTACACGGTATAGTTCTAATTGCTTGTTCTGCATTTCTGCTACATCAATCTTATCTTCCTTTTTCTTTTTAGACGTTCCCAGTTTAATTTTCTTGCGCTTGATTACTGCCATGTTTTTCGTCCCCTCCGAAAAGTTACTTTGTATTAGTAACAATAGATTATCATTTTAGTTGGTAAAAGTCAAATCATTAATTGGTAATAGTTTTGTGTTTTTGTACGGGTTTCCGAACGTTTCATTCCAATGCTCTTTAGAACAAAAGTGAAGTTGTCCGTCATATTGGATAATTTCAAACTTGTCTTTGCTAAGATATCCAAGTACCGTTTCGTTCTTTCCTTCTATCATTCCAATAGTAACGAATACATGGTTACTAATCTCTTCCGGCAACATTTCTTGACCGAACTCATATACAATTCGATTTATGTCTCGAATCTCTCCTTCTTCCTGTAAAACGAATTGTACTCTTTCTGCAATTTTTTCTAAGTATGGTTTCATAATTTCTTGTTTGATTTTCATTAAAATTACCTCCAATTTTTATACCTGCTCAGTATATATTATATATAATTATTATTTATTATTTATAAAGATATACTGACAGCCTACTTTTTAAATTTTCCCCATCCTCTTCTTGGTTGTTTCTTAGTTGGGAGTTTTAGTTCTTCACCTATTACAGTGAACTTTCTAGTTTTGTAAACTTTGTCTCTTTTCTTCCCGTGATTCTTAGCAACGGAAACATGCGGGAAACGATAGTCATATATCTTACAATCAGACTTTCCAGTTTTGGTTCTACGACATCTACCGATAGCTTGAATAGTATCTTTCTCATTTGCAACTGTAGACGCTAAGAAACCACGTTCCCACGCTTTAACGTTTGTCCCTTCCGTAGCGATTGAATACGTAGCGATTGTAATTAATACTTCTTTATCCTCCGCTCGTTTCTTCATTACTTCTTTAGGAGTTTTTGAATCTCCATAATACAACTGAATTTGCTCTGCGGGAACACCACGTTTAATTAGTGTTTCTTCTATTACTCTACAATGTTCTTTTTCGTGCGTGAATACAATGCAAGACTTACCTTGTTTGTATTCCGCTATTACATCAGTAGTTAGCATTCTGTTAAATCTATCGTTGAAAGAAATTACTTTGCGCACTTCACTAATAGTAACGTTCTTAGGATGCACTTTCTTTTTAAATTGGTCAAATATGTCTTCCCCGAAAACTTCCTCAACCTCTTCTTCAGAGAACGGATCACCTTCCATCATGCGGTTATATAGTTCATCGTCCCATCCACCGCTATTGTGGAGAATGTCTGATATCTCTGAACGGTACTTTTTCATAACTTCATAGTGTCGCTTGTATTCCCATTCCATCGGTACGTTTTTAATAACTATTGTTGCCGGAAGAATATCCTCATCATCTTTATCTTCTATGAATTCGAATACTTTCTTTCCGAAATGATGATATAGAACTTTTTCAAGTCCATCAGTTCTCATTGCAGTAGCAGTTAACCCTATTTTGAATCGTGCAGGGAAATAGCTTAATGCTTTATAAATGTTAGCGACTGAATGGTGAAACTCATCAACTATTATCATGCCGAAGAAGTCTTTAATCTTATCAATCTTTTCCGGAGATAATCGGGACAATGTTTGTATAGTCGTAACAGTTATTTGTTTCCCGAATCTGAAGTCTTTACCTTTTATCAATCCGACTTCTTTCGGTTTCATTCCGAAAATAACTTTAGCGTCCTGCGTCCAACCATCAACTAAGTCATCTTTATGTACAATGACTAATGCTCTTTGTGAGAATTTGCGGGCTAAGTACAGTCCTAATATTGATTTTCCTTTACCCGTTGGTAAAATAATTACTCCATTCTCATCTTTGTCTTCCAAATATGCTTTCAAGTATGCTTCAGACGCTTGTTTTTGGGTATCACGCAATTCTATCCGCAATTTCGGATATTCTACTCCATAATTGATTAACCGCTCATCTGACGTAACTTCATAAGGGAAAGGTATCGTGTAACTTCTTGGAACTAATACTCTTCCTCCAATACCTTCTTCATAGTACTGAATATAAGGTGGTATCTTGCCTACCCCATATCTACTATGACGTTTAGCACTTTTATATGCGGGATTATCAAATGTTAGGTCTTCTTTAATTGCCACTAATTCATCCTCGGTACAGTTAGATATAATTTTTACTCCGCTAAGTTCTACTTTTATCAAGTAAAATCCCTCCTTATAATAACTATTACCAATTGTACCGTAATTTGGGCAAAAGGAAAAGCCTACTCTATTGAGTAGACTTGTCATTGTGTATGTCGATTACTATTCTAGCGACTACGATAAATAGGACTATGATATTTGCGATTTGAATATTCATTTCCATAGTTTAACCTATTTACTTTTGGTCGTCCTTGAACCATTTATTTTCTGTTGTTGGGTCATTGACTAAACCGAAATAAGTAGCTAAGACTAGAACTGAATCGACTAGTGCAAGAATTTCCCCGCGAATTTGTTCTGTTATCTCTATGCCGAACAAATGAAGAGCTAATTGTGCAACAAGGATTATTTGTGCTGTGATAGCCATTAGCAATCCTTTGTTTCTGAAACGAGCTTTATTAAACATATTAATTCGCCCCTCCCAATTTGTTATTAATCGAAGCAATATCCTTTTGGATACCGTCAATACTTGTAGTCATTTCTTGAATAACTGCAATGTACTTTTCTTCTCTCTCGATGTATTTATCTTCACGAGCCTTTGATTCCGCTAAATACGAGTCTTCCCTTTGGCGTGAAGATTTTTGTTGCTCCCTGCTGTCCCAAATGACGTAAACAACAAGGGCTACGAATAGCCCATACTGCTTCGCAATCTCGAATAAGAATTCCATCCCGACACCTCGCTCCCCCTATTTAGTGAAAGCAGAGATAAAAGTATCGCTGTAGCCTTTTGCTTTAAGTTCTGCAACTAAAGCTTCAGCATTGCTTTTATCTTTGTAAGATGCAACTACTACACGGTAGAATACTTCACCTTCTCCACCGCCAGTTGTTGGTGGTTGTACAACTTGCTTACGTGTTAAGCCCATTGCGTCTGCGATACCTTCAGCATATGCATGAGACATTTCACGAACGAATGCTTCATTTTTAAGCAAGTTAGAATCAGCAGTATCAATGAATGCCATCTCAGTTAAAACAGCGTCCATTGCAGTTTCACGTAAAACGTGTAAGTCCTGCTTCTTCATACCACGGTCACGTAATCCGTATTTGTTCAATACTGGAACTACTTTCGCATGGATTTTCTTTTGTTTCTGTGCGCCTGTTGAAGCGTCAGAAAGTCCGCTATAGATAAAGTCTTCATATCCTGTTCCACCACCGGAGTTGATGTGAGCAGAGAAGAAGAAGTCCACTCCTAAACGGTTAGCTTGGTTTGTTCGGTCTGATAATGTAGGGAACACGTCACTAGTACGAGTCATCGTAATTTCAATACCGTCAAAGTTAGCTAGTAAGTAGTCACGAACTTGGAATCCGATGTTTAATGTTAATACTTTTTCAAGTAAACCATTTCCTACTGCACCGGAATCTGTTCCACCATGACCTGGATCAATTAGCAATTTTTTAACCATTATAATTCCTCCCTCTTTTGTATTCCCTATTATGATACTGGAAAACATTGCAGATTTCTACACTCTTGACAAAATAAAAGGACACGCAAGGTGTCCAATTCATTAAATATTTGTCGCTTCGCAAAATTCCGGATGCTTTTCCTTTAAATATACGTAGCATTGTTTTAGATGGTTTACATCTTCGTCACTCACCGTAGCAGAGCAGAAGTACTTCTCATAGTCCAGTGGTGAAACATTTACCTTTCTCATCTCTAAAGGAGTGCTTCCATTCTTTCGTGCGTTCTCATCAACATAACCACCTAATGTAATGATTACAATATGACGGTTAAAGTCGATTTGCATATTTGATACTTTCCAGTAATGGACGTTTACTCCGTAACTAGTTTCCATTTCATTTTTTAATGCCATGCTTAATTGCTCCCTTCTAATTTAGCTAATCTTTCTAGTACTTCAGCTAATGTATTCTTTAATTCCGCATTTTCTGTTTCAAGTGCGTCAATTCTTTCTTCTTGCGCTTCAGTTTTTTCGATGTTGTGTTTTGTACCGGAAGCAACAAGGGAAGCGAATGAGTAGATATCTACCGATGGGTTCGTATCAAATGTTTCTCCATCCTTATCTAATACGAAGAATGGTAGTTCATCTGCCATCGTTCCTAACTTCATTTCGTTCTCGCTGTTTTCTCGGTCTGTGTAGTGGTAAGTGTAAATGCTTAGGTCTTTCAGAGCATTATAACCCATTTCATCATCGTACACTTGGATATCGCCCTTAATCTTTCTATCAGACGCTTGAATCCATCCCGCAGAAGTGTATCCTTTGTAGAACTTGAAGTCATTCGTCCCTACAAATCCATAACCCGAACGTGGATAAGGCATAATTGTAGGCTCTTTACCTTCAGTTCCCACACCATTACTGTTAAATGTAATGTAGTTATCATACACAACGTTATTAATCATGAAGTCTAAAGAGTTACCTTGCATACGATGCGTAGTGTTCTCTTTCTCACGACCAATCCATACTTGACCTTCCATCGAAATTTTCCCGAAATCATTTCCGTAGTTGATAACAAGACCGGGACCATATGTTGTTCCTACCATAGCACGTTTACCGCCTAAAGTAGTTAAGTCATACGTTCCTCTTACTTCCCATGAACCCCAGTGAGATTTAAGAGTTACAGGGTCGCCCGCATAAGATAAGATTCCGTCATCTCGTAATTGCAGGTATTTTCCGGATTTAGTATTGGTAATGTAAGCATCACTTGCTCCTACTCCCATTAACATACTCTTATCGGTAGTTCCACCTCTAATGTAGTTACCCCAAACTGTTCCGTTGTCTTGGAATTGTATAGAGTTACCTACATCCCAATCTTGTGCGTTTACAGATTTCGAAGGGACTAATGAAATTGCTTGCGTAGAAGGGTCATTCCATAATGTCCATGACTTCTTATTCTGTACTTTAGAAATTAACGGATAAGCATGATTAACTGTAAGACTTCCCGTGAAAGTATCACCTTTTACGAATGCATAAACGCTATCGTGGTTGTGATTTGCTTCTGCTTTAGATGTTTTCAATCCTTCAGCAGTATCAAATACTCGCTTCAATGCGTTTGCAGTTGGTGCTTGTGTTACCGATGTACTATTTGAAGCATCCGTTAACTGTACAATACCCGGATTTCCTGTTGCCGCAGTCGGTAAGTTCTGCCATGTATTATCATTTCGTAAGAAGCGATATCCGTTTGCAGTCTCCGTATTCGGAACATGGTTTCCGTGAGAAGCTTTCGCATAAACTGTATCATGATTGTGGTCACTTCTTGCTACTTGTGTAGCACTACCATTTCCTCCGAAGTTTACGGATAGAGTTGTATCTGTTCCGATGTTACTTCCACCTAATAATCCTGCTCCGGAATTAATTTTTACATTGTATCCGGCATATTTAGCAGAAAGGTTTGTTCCTCCCTCACTAATATTACCTGGTACAAGTAAGTTACCCGAACGGTTAAATACCATTTCTTTTCTATCTTCCCATGCAGTATTAACATTTGCTAAGAAATAGATATCAGCATCCGCAGTTACAAACATATTTTCAGCAGAGGTAGCTACGTTAGGAGCAACAGTAGCAAGCGCACCTTCACCTGCTCCGATGATTACTGGACCGCCACCTTCGATTACTAATTTCATTCCGTATTGGTCTGCATCAGAAGCTTGTATTACTTTACGTTTATACCATTTAGTTGCTCCTGTAGCATCTTGATACGATTTGTTAATAGATATTCCCGCATCCTGCATAGTTAGGTCGCCCGTCATTGTGTCTCCTGCACGAGTAACTTGTTTTGCTAATTCAGTAGCAAGGATTTCATCATCCGTAAGTCTCTTCCATGCGCTCCATGAAGTTCTATTCCAAGCAGAGCGTACAAATACTTGAGCACCTGTATGTGAAGTGTAGCGTTGGAATAAGTGTCTATCTTCACTAGTATTTCTGTATACTTCTAATGTACCGTAAGGGTAACAGTTAGGTGGTGTAGAAGCGTGTCGAGTACCTGTAGCATCAGAAACGTTATAGTTACCTGTAGTAATAATTGCGTTCCAATCACTTTGTACAGTAGTACTTGCAGTTTGTTCTCGGACTATATTCCACCCCGCATGAATTACATCCCACGTATTGTCGATTTTTACAGGACCATTAATATTAACTCCGTTTTTAAAATCTTTACCGTAGTTAAGGTGGAGTTTGTCTTCCCCAGTAGTTGGCATACCTACTACTGCTCGTTTGTCCCAAACTAGTAAATCTTGCCCTCCGTTTGTTCTCCACTGTCCCCAATCTTTATGAATGCTTGGTTTATCTGCATGGTCTTTAAAAGTCTTCGTGTCTACTACTTCATCAAGGAAAGCTAGTTTTCTTTTCGCATTCCATGTTGCACCATCAAATGCTCCTTGTTGTAAATATACTCCCTCTTGTGACTTATCAAGTAAGAGCATGTTTATTTTCCCGCCCGATTGGTCTTGGTAAGTAGAGAATACCATTGCATCTGCATACGGACTATTTGCTACGTTGTTTAATCCCGTAAATAGGAATTGTACTTCTTTATACTTAGTAGGAGCGGTAGCACCAAACTGGGTAGGAGTAGTAGTTCTTACATCTCCCGCTTGTACACTATAGATTGTGTTACCACTTGCAGTATAAGCAGTATCATGATTATGGTTTAATGATGCTTTGTTGTTTAGTGCTGATTGTAGTCCAGTGATATTGTCGATAGTATGCGCATGACTATTATCAGCAATTTCTACTGTACCGTCTGTTTGGATAACTAAATCTCTTCCGCTCTTAATACCACCCAATACTGAAGCAGTAGCAATTGGAAGTGAGTAGTTACTTAATCCGGCAAGTTTATTCTTTTCAGCAGTTGTATAATCATTTGTTGAAAGTCCTTTACCTGCAACTTTATCCACTTTGTTATCAAGTGAAGTCATGATTGCGCCTACTGCTGATTCATTGTTTCCTAATTGCTCGGTAATCTCCTTAATCGTGTTAAGAAGCTCTTGATTCATACCTAAAACTTCATTGATTTTCGTATCAGTTTCCGTTTTAGAATATGTTGTACTTCTGTCCGCTTTTGCATTCCAAGCTGTTCTTTCCGCAGAAGTTATATGACGTACATTGTCGTCAGTGTGTACCTTAATTTTTCGATCAACCTCTGCCGAAGTTTCAAGTGGAGTCCATGCTTGCCAAGCTTTAGTATCTCCATTGTATGTGCGAATTTGAATCGTATCTTTCGCTTTCTCATGGTAGATTTGGAAGTTTCGGTGTTCTGAATCCATAAACGTAATAACTTCCCCGAATGGAGAAGGGAATCCAGTTTCTTGTCCACCTAATGCTTGGAAGCTAATCCCTTGCGGATACGTAGTAATAGAATCTGCTCCGTTCTTCCCAGTAATCATAGGTCTAATACCATTAGTTACAGTTAGTTTCCCCGTAATAGTACTATCTCCCGTTTTAGGTATAGAAGCGTTCTTTGCGTTTGTTTCCGCTTGGTTTGCTTTTGATTGCGCACCTTCCGGAGTTTCTTTCGCATTCCATGCTGTACGCTCTGCTGAAGTAACGTGTTTTACTGTATCACTGTTATGTGTGTTAAATTTCTTTAACACGTCATTTACTGCTCCAACCATAGTTCCTTTTTCGTCAGTCATTAAATCAGATAACAAACCATTATAGCGGTTAATGATATCAACAACTTCGATTTGAGAAGCTGTATCTTCATAAGTACTTGGTGTAACTGTTAGACTTCCCGCTGTTCCCGCAATTTTACATAGTTCAATGTAATTACCGCTAACAGGTTTTGTTGTAGTAAGTGTGTATGTAAGCTGAATTCTTCGGCTCGATTCTTCACCTATACGTGGGTCTAAAATGTTGTTTACTTCCTCATTAGTAGTATGAGTATTTCCGTCTTTCTTAATTTTAGAACCCGCAGTAATTTCTATCTCATTTGTCGCTACATAAACAGTATTCCCCGTTGCTACTGTTAGGACAACATTTTCAATATTGATAATGTCACCATTAACAACTACTGTTTTGTCTTTAACTGTTAAGCTTGCTCCGCTAACAGTCATAGTGCCACCTTTTAAAGCTCTGTCTCCGAATGATGCTCTAGTTACAGCTCGGATTTTTTCTAATGCTATTTTCTGCATTTCGTTTAGCTCTACTTCGAGTAAATGTCCGTCTTGTCCGAATTTTACTTGCGTAAAAGCTTTCTCTTTCTTGAACTTATCCGGTACAGAAAAGTCAACCGTGTGTGGCATAATATCACTCCTTTATTGGTAAAAGTAAAAAGAAAAGGTAAAAGACAAAGCTTTTACCATATTAATTAGAATGTGAATCGTAATGTACGAGTGATTTCCATTCCACTAGTTTTGAAGATTACACCGTGAGTTTTACGGTTAATCATATGTCCACTTCCTAAAACATCGACTTTACAGTCAGCTCCACCACCGAAGATTCCGAACTCACGTAAATATCCGTTTGCTTCAGTAGATAGGAAAGTTACTTTAATTTGAATGCGGTTTGTAACAGTAGAAACAACTGCGTTAGCGCCATCAATGAAAGAGATATCCGATAGTTGGATAGCTTTTCGGAAGAATGGAGTAGCTAATGCCTTGTCAGTTACGTTTGGTGCAGGTGGGTTTGCATCGTCCCATGTACTTTGTCCGCTTCCTACTTCCCATTGCAAAGCTCCTTGATAACCTGTGTGACGTTTAATTAGTGCCGCAATTAATTTACTCGCTTCATTTACTACTGTGTTGTAACCTACTGGAAGCTCTAATACATCTCCCGCTTTTGCGTTCACTGTAATATCTTCCGTAACTTTGTAGATTCCGTCTTTTACGAATTTAATAGTGTCAGTGATTTGTCCGATAAATTTCGGTTTCATAGAATCCTCATCCACTAAATGCAATCCGCTTACCTCGTTATCTACTGCTTTCTTTTCCATTTCATCATAATATACTGCCATTGTTTATTCCTCCTTATAATTGGGTAATTTTTGTTGGTATACTTAATCTTAATGTGTTTAGGCGTTTTGTTTCTGAATTCAATGAGTGAGTCCAGTCTAACATTACACCTTCTGAATCTTCTGCGATTTTCTGCGTATAAACATCCTCGTCAGTCATTGCAACTATTTCTTCTACTGTATCGGAATTTCTATCCATATTATATGTCTCTTCTACCACGTCACGCAAGACTTCAATAACTTCTTCTACAGCAGATTTTACATCAAAGTCCTCATCACCATCATCCAAAGCTACTTGTTCGCTATGTGAATCCCCGAAATTAGGTAATGAATAGTTATCTTCCATGCCATCATCAACGAATAGTTGGTCAAGGTATTCGATTACCGTATCTTTCGTATAATCCTTTAGCTCCGTGTCAATTATAGTCATGATTTCCTTATCAACTTCTTCTTTAATAGCTTGGAAAGCGTAAGTTTCATTATCATACGTTTTGACTTCTTCATAGTGGTAAGAATCATCGAACCTACTTCTATCTTCATTGTACTTATCTTCGTAGTACAAGATGATACTTGGAAATAGCTCATGGTTTACTGGTCGGAACTTCTCCGCTTGTTTACTAAATAACTCTAGTTTCTGCGCAATTTTGTCCTCCCCAGTACCTTCATTAACATCAATCGTAATTACAATACGGTTTCGGTCTTTTACAGTACCGTCCGGATTATATGTACGGTTTTTCCACACTACATTAGTAGTTGCTTCTTTACTGTAAATTTGACGTGCTAAGTAATCAAATACAGCCGAAGTTCCTTTTAATTTATACAAAGTCGGTACTAATTTTAATAATCCCCTTTGTTCAATTTCAGTCATTTCATAAGGAATATCAAAACCGATTTGTCTAAATAAGTGCGGTAAGAATTCCGGTGGACATTTATCTATGTCATATAGGTTAAAATGTCCATCAATCTTTTCCCGCATAAAGTCCAATCCCGTACCAACTACTTGCATGAATCGTTTCAGTGGTAACGGGTCGGGCTTAATCTTGGAATCTTCTTCTTTATAGATGTTAGGGAGAAGGTTATACAACTCTTCCCCCATTGATTTCTTATTTTTTCTATTGGACACCTTGAATTCCTCCTTCAACGGTGATATTCACATTTCTTAGCTTCGGAAGCTCATTGAATGCAGAAGCAATATCACCTGTCGGAGAACTGATCACCACGTTACGAATACCAGGTACAAAGAATGTGCGCTGAATAACTTTTGATAGGTAGATAGTTTCTCCTAATTCAAAGTTTCTTGGATGTAGGTACGTAAGCAACTCCGCTTGCAACTCTTCTTTCACATCTGAAGCAACAAAACCATCATGTAAGAAAATCTTTAAACTCATATCGAACTCTTTGTACATACAAGTGTATACGTTCAATTTTGAGTTAACTACACGAACACGGTTTAATTCCTCTGCTACCTTGTCGATTAAAGCTTGCGGTGCAGGTGTGTACTCATCAGTAGCTATGTAAAGATTTACGTTATTGTCTTTATCAAACGTTTCTTTACAAATAGCTCTACTTACACCGGAAATTGTTTCCGCAATATCTGCATGGTCTTGAACGGTTACTGCTTTACCTAAAGTACGATTATACTTAGGTGCAACTTCTCGTGCATGTTCTACTGTTTCCGAATCTTCTCCACCGACTGCTTCCTCTTCATTCGTTACTGATTGGATGCTACTAATTGAAGTATCGTATAAGAAGTTAATTTTACCGGGTGCTAAATTCCCTTTGTTTCCTCCACCATGTCGGTATGAAGCAAAAATGTTTACATCCAATGGTGGTTTCATTCCCGCAACTCCCGAACCGAAAATGATAGTCGTGTAATTATCTTCATCAATTTCAGTCATAAAGTGGCGGTCTGTTTGTTGGGATTCTAGTAAATTATCTACTAGTTTCCAAGTGTAATCTTTCCCGTTTTCGTTCGTAACTACTAACAATGTATCTTCTAATACTTCCGCACTTTCTAGGCGGTATCGTTGGTCGGGTTGGTTAGTACCTTTTCCGACTAATTCACGTATTTCGGATTCTCCTTGCGTAGCTGTTACAGTTCCCTCCATTACTCCCTCCGGAAGTACCAAAGGTGCGTCAATCTCGAAAATGATTGGCTCTCCTAAATCGGGATTTGTACTTACTTTTGCTCTTTGCGGTACTACTACATATTGGTCTTTTCGGAATGCTTCTTTCGTGAATTTTAGCGTAACAACGGAAGCACTTTGTTTTTTAGGCTCATACCCTAAGAACTTACAGCCTAAAAGAATAGCTCTTTTCGTCGTTGCAGTATGAAGGAAGTTTTCGTTAACACCTTTATCTTGGTAGTATCCTAAAACATGTAGTCCGTAAGACAATGCTTGCAGAATTACGATACCTTGGTCAGATTCGGACATATCCGTCCATTCCGGAGTTAAAGAAGGAATCATTCCTTTCATCATCTGAAAGAATCCTTCATAATCCTTTGTAACGTAATCAATAGGTAATTGTTTTACTTCACTCATTTATCCCACCTCCTATTGTGGTAAAACTACTGGAATCTTAAATGTTTCTGTTCTTTGGAATTTAATGATTTTAGCTTCTACCTCAATATACATTGTACTGTCTTCCGTTGGAGATGTGTATACTTTTACATTTAATACTTCGATTCTATCCTCGTATCTCATTAACGCTTGTTTTATTTTATGACCTAAGATAGCCATATCCGTAATATCTCCATTTACTTCAAACATATGATGCTTTAATTCTGTCCCGAATTCTCCGTTATAAATTCGTTCTCCTACCGTAGTAAAAACGATTTGTCTCATTGATTCCTCAATGCGGGAAAAATCATCATATGATAGTTTGGAAGTTGCTACACCTCCACTAGCTCCAAAACGGAAAGGGAATGATATCCCTTTGTATTGTTCTGCCATTCATATTCACTCCCTAATAGAATTGTCCCATCCAAACGGGTTTATCTAGCTCTCCCATCTCAAAGAAGATGTACACCCATTCTCCGGCTTTTGGTGGTGTCCCTGCAAATTGCGGAGGTAGGCAAGCTCTCGCCCATCCTAATTCATTTCCGTTGAATAGGTAGGGACTCTTTACTAATAATCTTTTCTTATTTTCGGGGTCTGCGTCATTAACTACTTGTGCTAAATAATTCCCGTAAACTTTCCCTGCCATAGTATCCCTCCTACTTTAGTAAATGACCTGGTATTTTATAAACTTCTCCTACAGATACATACCAATATTTCGTGTTTCCTTGTACTACGGGTTGTTTTCCGTTGTATGGATACCATTCTCGGTATGCAGTAGCAGATTTACAGAATCGTTCCGAAATGTTCCATGCAGTATCCCCACGAGTGACTGTATAAACTTTTTCCGCTTTATTAGTCGTATTACCCGTTGGTCTATCTACATCAGATTTTTCTTGTGGAACTCCATTTGATACGGTTTTCTCTACCTCTAATGATGTAGTTAGTCCATCCGTCAAATTGAATTTATGCGTTACTTTCTTTACTCGGTAATTCCCATCGAATACAGCTCCCGTACCTATTACTCGATATACGTCATTTGGTCTATATCCTACGTTTGGGATTACTTCCATTGTTCCCTCTTGGACAAAGTTCTCTTTCTCCGCAAAATCCTTGTCTTTCTTAGAAGACGCTCGGAATACATAAGCTTGTGCCATTAGTAATCCCCTCCATCATCTCCACCATCATCCCAGTCAGAGCCAGTGTCAGTATCGTCATCTTCAGCATCCATTACTTCTAGCTCACTAAATACCGGATTAAATGATTTGATTGCTTTATTTCCTACTTTGTATCCTAATGTTTCAAGCGGGAAATCTTTTAGTGACTTCTTCCCGAAATAATACTTTCCGGAAGGTGTGCGGAAGAAGTTCCATCCCATTTCTTTTGCCTTACGTTGACAGAACTCAATTACGTTCTCATTATTTACTGGGATATGTGGTAAAACTGTATAAGTATTATCCACTTCAGAATCAGCACGTAACCATCTGAACCAGTTATTAATCATGAACGTTAATGTTTGGTTTGTAGCGGTATAGCTCATTCTCCCACGTAACGGGTCAAAGTCTCCTGCAATACCGGATACAATTAAAGTAGGAACTCCGGAGTCCGGATATTCTGCTTCAACACCACTAATCTTTCCATCGAAAACACGTCTAATATCTCCACGGTGTCCTAATGTAATACTTAGTGAAGCGCCTTTTACGATGATATCCGCATCACTCCAAAAGTTATCAATGTCATTCACTTTAACTTTTGCAATTCCGGATTTTAAATCATCCGTTTCTTCTACTTCTATTTCTTCAATGTTCTGTTTCATCTTTGCGGTAATTTCTTTTCCCGCAATCCAAATATCCATTACCGGATTAATAATTACGTCTTGGTGTAATCGTTTAGACATTGTACATCACCCTTTGTGGAAGAGGAACAACAATTTGATCACCGGGCTTTACATCGAATGGAGTATTGTAGTTTGGATTTGCGTCCAATAGTACCCATTCTAATTGCTCGTCCCCGTATAGACTTTTTGCAATTAAGTCTAATCTATCTCCTTGTTGAATCTCAATAATGAAATCCTCTTTTGCTTCCGAAAATTGTCTTTCTCGTAGCGGGTCTAAGAACATAATTTCCGGATTATTTACGTCTTGGAAAACGTAAGCACCTTCGAATCTGCTGTGTCGGAAAATCATTCTATCCCTCCTTAATAGTAAGTATCTTTAATCAGCGCAATTGTTACAGAAATAGTTGCTTCAGTTGGCTGTAATTCCGGTGAAAATGCTGTATACTTCGCTTCTACGTTAGTAATATAGCAATCTGAAACGAACCATCCATATGCAAATACTGCTTTTCTCGGATGCTGTACATCTGCTCTATTATTTTGAGAAGGTAAGTAGCTTTCTAAGTGCCATACCCATTTCTTCGTTATTCCGTCTTCGACTTTATCATTTACATAGATGTCAAAAGTTACGTTTCTTCGTTCTGCACCTGCGTACACAAAAAGCGGATAAGTCATATACGGTGTTTTAATCTCGTTAAAAGTAACCGCATGAGTATCTGTAAAAGTAGTAGGATTGTATAAGAATTTTAATCCTCCTAAACTCGCTTTCGATGCAACGTGACGTGGTACTAATTGCATAGCATTCACTCCTTTCTTACCTAATTATAGTTTACTTCTCATATAAAAAGAAGGTGGAACATTACGCTCCACCTGTCTTCTTAGTATTGGTCAATCATTTGTGTGAATGTTAACTTGCTTTTCCCATTTCTTCTACGTTCTTCACGTAACAAGCGTTGTAATTCTTTCAAGATGTATTTCGCTTGGCGTTTTACATCTGCCATGCTTGTTCCTGCCATTGATTCCGGCAATTGTACAGTGAAGTTGCTAATGTTAATGCTGTTATCTTCGTTTACAGGAGTAGATGAAGCTTGCTGTCTTCCTCCTGCTTGTTGTGGTCTTGTTTGGTTGAAGTTCACACCTAACTTCTGTCTTGCTACTTCTAATAATTCTGCACCGCGGGCTTTCTTCGTAGTCGGGATAATTACTTCTTCCCCGTCTTCTCCGACAACTCCCATATGAGGTTTGTCGATGACTCCACCTTCAGCATACATTTTCAGTCCTGCCATTAATCCAAACATAGAATCAACTTGTGGGTCTGACATTTCAGTTGATTTACGGAAGATGTCTTTTTGCTTCTCGTTGTGCTGTCCTCCGTTTGGAACAAGTCCGAATCCTAGCATGCTTGCAGTATCATGTAATAGGTTAGAAGCATATCCACGCATATTACCGGAAAGTGGAATGATTGCTTCGGGACCTGCTTCCCCGATTACCCCGAATGTAGGAGCGTTGACGATTCCCCCACGTGCTTTCTTACTTCCTCCCCCTAATGCACTACTTAAAGCTCCTCCGACAATAGGGATATTAGATGCTAAATCAGCAAGTTTTCCTTTCGCCCAGTCTACTGCTTCCCCTACTTTGGTCGTGATTCCTTCCCAAAGTGCTTGACCAATATCCATTGCGATTTCTCCTGCTGTTTCAACTAATGTGAGTAAACATTCTCCGGCAAATTTAACAACTTCCTTGAATGTATCCCATCCGTGTTCTTTTACCCAATCCCATGCTTGACCAAGTTTCTCCTTGATGGATTCATACAATTGGATAGCAGTTTCTTTACCGTGGTTCTTAATCCAGTTCCATGCAGTTTTTGCCGCATTAACGATTGCGTCCCAGTTAGTAAAGATTGTTACGATAATATCCCATGCCATTAACGCCCATCCAAGAATCGGAATTGCTCGGAATCCTAACATGAATACTTTCGGAATTCCTTTAGTAACTACTCCACCGATTCCTCGAACCATTCCTCCCCCTGCTCTAGTTCCGGCACTTGCCGCACCTGTTACGACTCCCCCGAAAATACGAGTTGCAGAGATTCCGGCACGAGCGGTAGTTGTTACTGCACGTCCTAGTGAACGTCCTGCACGTCCTCCTACACGTCCTGCTGTGTTTTCAATACCTGTGAATAAGGTATTCCATCTAGCATTAGCTCTTGCTTGACGTTGCATGTTTCTTCCTAAGTTACGTCCTGCTCTTGTTCCCGCTTGTCCTGCTTGTGTTTCTACTGGACGGAATAATGCTCCACCGGATATTCTGTTCATTCCGGATTTAAAAGCATTAGTGAATCGGTTTCCGGCACGTCTACCGGATTGTTGAGCTTGGTTTTCGTAGCTTCGGAATATCATACCTCCGGACATTCTATTCATTCCTGCTTTGAAAGCATTCGTAAATCTATTTCCGGAGCGTTGTCCTGCTCCTTGTGCTTGTGCTTCAAATCCACGGAAAGCTTGACCTGCGGTGATTCTATTCATTCCTCGTTTAAAGGCATTCGTGAATCTATTCCCCGCTTGTTGTCCTCCCGTTTGCGCTTGTCGAATTACACCTGCTGTATTTAGTCGTCCTGCAACGAATCGTACAGTTTGGGTAATTGGTCTAGTTACTGCTGAAGCTCCACGTCCTACCGCTTGTCCTGCACGTGAACCACGAACAGCATTTACTCCCATTCCTAATCCTTGTGCGGTATTTCGTCCTACTTGTCTTACTCCTGCGCCCACTTGACGGAATGGTGCAGAAATCATACTTCCGGCAGGTTGAACGATGTTACGACCTAATGCAGAAGTCGCTTGTCGTGTAGCTCGTCTTGCAGTAACAGTTGCTCTACGGAATGGTGAAGCATTGTTTTGTACACGAGTATCATTGCTACGTGGATTTAGAAGACCACCTTGACGTAATACATTTCTTCTACGTCCGTTGTTGTCGTAAGTGTCATACGCTTGTCCGAATAATGCACGACTAATTCTACCTTGTCGTCTTTGGTACATTGCTTGTCCGCTTTGTGTACGTCCACCTGCACTTACTCCACGTTCTAAATCTCTTCTTCCTTGCTCTGTTCTTGCTCTTCCTCTGATTCTGTCCGCTTCTTCGTTGTTTACTCGTGTTCCAACTCCACGTCCCATCAATCTACCTAATAATCCTCCGCTTCTTTGTTGCGCTCTTGATAGGCTTCGTTGGTCACGTTGACGTTGACGCTCTACACGTCCCATTGGAGGCATCATTGGTAATGGAACCATTGTTGGACGAGCCGGACCATGCATTGCTGAAGTTTGTGTTGGTGTTGCAGTTGGTGTATGTCCACTTGCCATAGGTACACGGTTTCCGTTTCTATCATTCAATAGTACAGAATGCGCTCCTACAACTCCTGCTCCACCTGTTCCTCCTGCACCGGGTCTTCCGTTAGCTCCAATTACTCCTGCTCCCGTAGTTCCTAATGCTCCACGCATTGCACCTGCTCCACGGACAGCTTGTGTTGCTCCGGAAATTGCTCCCCCGATACTTCTAAACTTCCCTGCTACTTTATTCAATGGACTAAATAACGTTTTAAGAATCTTGAATCCTGCTAACATTGCTACAGCGTATCCAATTGCTTTCCCTACGTCATACCATCCATCTTTCATTCCCGTCATTTTTCCGATTGCTTCACCGAAGTTTTTAGCGTCCCCGCTTCCTCCGAATAACTTACTAAATCCGTTAAAGATACTTGTTAGTACTTTGTCGATATTCTGTAATTGGTTATACATCTTATCCCAAACTTCAACAACAAATTCTTTCCCGATTTTTAGTGCGTCACCGAATCCATCTTTAAATCCTTTCCAAAAACGTTCTACTTTTCCGCTTACGTCTGCTAAAGTAGTAGCTACTCCTTCAAGACCTAAAGCTTTAATAACGTCTTTTTGTTGGGAAGTAAAGTTTACGGATTCTTTTCCGAAGTCTCGGATAGTATTCCATGCAATCATGCCGACTGTTTGGATTTTAGCGAATCCTTTTTCTACTCCGTCTAAACTTTGAACGTACTTGTTCACTTCTTCCGTTCCCATAGGTTTCTTGAATAGGTCACTTGCTTTCGTCCAAGCTCCTACCATTCTTCCCACGGTAGCGTCCATAAGATCACCGAATCCTAGCCAGTTATTTTTATATGCAAGGAATCCGACTGTTAATCCAGTCATTAACGGATTTATTCTCGCAATCTGTAATAACAATGCAGGAATCATACGAATCATAGAATAGAGTAATGGAATTGTAGAAAGTAAGGTTTGCGGGAATCTAGCAAATGCTACAACCATGCCTTGGAAGTTACGTTGTGCCATTAATGCTTGTGCAGAAAGTACTCCCAATCCTCCGTGTGACATTGCTCTTAATCCTAAACTTGCTCCCTCAATTACTCCTTTGAATCTAAGAAGTACTCCCGTTAATAAGAAAATTGGACCGAGTGATGCCGCAACTCCTAAAGCGATTGCCGTGAATCCGGAAGCGAATGCAGTTAATTTAGGGTGACTAGCTAAGAATCCATCTACCGCTTGTGCCGCACCTTTAATTGAATCTGCTATAGACTTAATAACTCCGTCTATACTTCCCCATGCGGTTAATCCAATACTTCCGATACTCGTGAACATTTCCCCGATACTATCCATAGAACCACGGTTTAGTGCTTCGTCTACTCTGTCCATTGCATCAGCGTATTTATTTGCTCCGTCCGTCAATTCTTTGTATTGTTGCGGATTTCCGAGTACTTCATCCAATGCTCCTTGCGCACCTTTAAAGTTACTCTTCTTCTTACCGCCATCTCGAATTTCGGAGTTTGCCGCATAGTACATATCCCATGCTTTTGCATCCGTTACACCTAATTGCTCACGAATGTCTCGAACGTCACTCATTGCTTTCTGTATATCCGTTTGGAATACTTCTTTAAATTGCAACGCTCTTTCCGCATTAAATTTCACGTTTTCCATCGACTTATTGGAGTTCATATTATAGGCGTGTCCAAAGGCATTACCTATTTCTTGATAGTTTCCTCCCTTATCAGCCCAATGCTCTTGAATAGCTCGGTCAAAACCGGGTGCTTGTGAGTTTGGAGCTAAAGTCATGGCTTGGAATTTATTCTGCGCTTCTTGCATTTTATTCATCAATGTCCCTAATGCAGTAACAGCTATTGCAATAGGTGCAGTTGCGAATTGTGTTAATGCCATCCCCGACATTTGGAGAGTCATAGCAAATTGCGCTACTTTCATCTTAGTCTCCATGTAGGTATTCCCTAATCCAACCATCATCTTTCCGGTTTTATCAATGGAGTTATAAGCCATTTGCGTTGCTCTTTGTACATCTGCAAACATAGCTCCCGTAAACATATTCCGCATTTCTGCGCCTAATGTTTGTGGCATACGCATCATTTGCTCACGTCCATTGAAATTAAATAACTGCATTCCGTTGGTACGTGCTATTACTTGTGCAGAATTCACACTTCGTAACTGATTCTCGTATGCTTGCAATGCTCTTTGAGCTACCGCAATTTCTCTTGTAAATTGTGCGCTATTTGGTGCATTGTTCATTCCCTTGATTGCTTGCTTAGTATGTTTGATTCTGTCTTCTAAATCACGCATTTGTACGTTTAGGGCATTGTACGCTCTTCCGTCTGCCATATCTCGTTGCATTTGCGTCATTCCGAATCCCATATTTCCTAAGACTCGTTGGACACGTGTAATTTCGTTATACATTCGACTTAAATTACCTGTCGCTTGCATAGAATTCATTGCACTACCAAACTGTGCCGCAGAATATGTAGCTCGTACTAATCTATCGGAAACATGGTTAAGCGCATTTCCCATATCACCCATAGCAACTCGCATATCTTGGAACTGTCTTCGGTATTCCCCATAACGTCCAAAGCTGTTATGTAGTCCTCCGCTCATTGCGTTGTATTGCTCTGTTGTTGCTCTTGCTTCTGCCCGCAATCTTTCTAAATCCCGAATAATCGGGTCAACGTTTCGGGTTACGTTTTCGACTAAATCTAGTCGTACTCCTAATCCCAAGCTATTAAACAAAACGATTCACCTCTCTTTTTATTCTTCTCCCCCACCGTTCGCTTCGTTTTGTAGCTTGATATGCTCGTTAATCATTTCCACGTATCTTTTCCTCTTACTACGAGAAAGAGCAAGGATACAATCCTCGCTCCAATGGTAATTAAATGCTATTATATGAGTTTCAACCGTGAGCGTATCAAGCTTCGTTACTCCCCCAGTAATGTTGTTGGTGGAATTGGTTGTTTGTGTTCGTGTCCGCATGATGGACAAATTGCTTGCGGTGATAAATCCGGACCGATTTCTTGTTTCGCCATTTGTTGAGCGATAAACTTACGGTCACGTTTTGACATTCCTTTGAAAGTATCCGGTGAACAATGTCCATATCCTTTAATACCTTCAGTAATGAAACTAAGCATAACTGACATTGCTGTACTTTCGTTAATAAAGTATTGTGGGAATACTTTCTCTTGTGCGTAACCGTTCGGTAATGAGATAGTCATTTCCTTGCAGTACGTTCCTTCATCGTTCTTTACCCCTCTAGGAAGCTCGAACGTCCACTCTTTTTTCTCATCATGAGCTAAATAAGTGATTGGAATAGAATCGACATCAACATTCATATCCATTTTAGCTTCACACTTCGGACAAACACCTGTCCATTCGATATTGTCTCCCATTGTTACTTTGTAGTTCATTAACATTAAGAAGTCTCTGTCCGGTGCAGTTAATGATTTAATAACGCCACGGTCAATGTTCTTCTTCTCAACGCTCCCGATACGTTCCACAACTCCGTGTAATGCTTCAGTAACTACTTTTGCATAGTTCTGACGTACATTTTTCTCCGCAATTGCTTCCTCAACGTAACCGTCCATCTCTGTTAACTTAGCTGTTTTATGGAATACTCCATTGATTGTCGTACCTACTGGTAATTCAAACTCATCTGCTTCTAATACTTCTTTAAGTGTTGGCTTATTACTTGGCATGTTAAATTCCTCCTTAATTATTCTACCATCATTATAATATCACGGGATTTCGGTGTCCACCAATATTTACACTGGGAGGTAATCTACTCCACTAAAAGTAACAACAATCGTGTTAATTGCTACCGCAGAACTTTGCGCATCAAGATCACCTTCTTGGAATGACGTAATCATAGCATTCAATAAACGTGTGTGACGTACCACTGTGCGGTTATCTCTGTCTTTAAGGTAAATGTCTATTGTATACGTGTTATGCATCCCTGCGCCTAATCTCGTGAATTGTGACGCATATGCTGAAGGGAATTCTAAACTATCTGTTACTCCGTGCGTCATTGTAATAGGTTCATAGTTTACATCGGACGGAATTTTATCCGGTACTCCGTTGTTTCCACCTTCTTTATACTCTACAAAGTTTATTGTAGATTTTACTCCCGTTACTTTTTGGAATCCCGTTCTATAAATCTGTTTCCCTCTTCCGGAAAAAACTACTTCAAAGTTAAATCCTCTAACTGGGTCATAATGTCCTGTATTCGCTCGGAATCTATTCATCATTTTCACCTCGGTATATTTAATAATAATAAATAAAGTACATATATATATAATATATACTGAAGAACCTTATTTACCATAGAAAAAAGAGAGGAATTTCTCCCTCTCCTTTAGTGTTATTTTTCAACTGTTCCTGCTACTCCACCAGTGTTAGAACCTTTTAGTAACTTGATTCCTTCATGCTGTACTACCATCTTCTCAACTGCTACGTTGTTAGATTTAGCATCGAAGTCCCCAGTTTCATAGTCAGAAATCCAAGCTTCACGCATTTCCCATGCTTTAACACCTTGTCGTCCACGGTCTAAAAGCTCAATTTTCACTGTGCATTTATGTCCGTCATCATTTGGTGCTTTAGTAACTTGTTGATAAATCCAATCGAACATGTCGCCATCTTCTGACATCCCACGTTCGAATGTGATAGGGTCATTTTTCAATAGACCCGGTAATTTATGAGGTGATAACTGTCTGTCGCCACCTTCACGGTATTCGATTACGTCAGTTTTTAACTTTAATCCCGTAATCTTTTGGAATCCTGCTTTCGCAAAGATTTTCTTACCCGTAATAGTAACTAAGAAGTTAAAGTTACGGTAAGGGTCGTGGCGGTCAGTTGAAGCAAAAGATTGACCGCTATCTGCGTGTACGTTCATGAATAGTTTTTTCAACATATCCTATTTCCCTCCCCTATTATTTACGTAAGCTTTGGCGGTAAACTAAGAATTCACTTGGTTTTTGAGTTGCAATACCCCAATCCGCAAAAGTACGTCCGTTTTGGATGTCTTCGATTGTAGTAGTTTCAGAGTTACAAATGAAGTAGAATGCTTCTGCTTCTGTTGTTCCTCGTAAACCACCTGCTTGCCATAATCCACGTAGGAATTCTTCGCCAGTAGCTTGAATCTTCTCGAATAATTTCTCATCATTCGGTTCAAAGATAGCCCAACGAGTACTTTGTGTAAGTGACTTACGCACGTACTGCATTGTTACTGTATCCGGAATGTATTTGTGGTCACTATTCACATCAGAGTTTCTAGCACCCCAAATTACAATTCCTTCTCCGCTAAATGCACGGATAACGTTAATTCCCGCAGGGTTTAGTAAGTCGTGTTCTGCATCATTTACAGAGTACTCAACTTCTAATGCTCCACGTAATTTAGCTTCTAATCCTGCCGGAGCTTTCCATACGCCACGTTCTGCAAGAGTTCTCGCAAATACACCTGCGATATGTCCACTTGGAGGAACGAATTTAGTTGGAGTTTTACCTACTCCGATTGGGTCACTAATTTTCACCCACGGGTAGTAAACACCTGCTGTTTTTGCAGAAAGATTTGCTTCTTCACGTTTGAACGCTAAAGCAGTTTCCGGAGTACGTCCGAATGGAGTTTCAATGATAGCGTAAGCGTCATTACGATTAGCAACGTAATCTTGAAGACCTTTTACTACAGCAGTATCAGTAACACCCGGAATAGAAACAAAGTTTACATCAATGTTGTTCAATGAGTATAATCCTGTTCCTTTCGCTTCGTCACCGATGTAATCCGCAGTAGTAATTCCTACGTATCCATCTTTACCTCCCGCAAGTTTGAATACTCCTTTTTCAACTACGCCCTCATCGTCTACTACAGTAGCTTTGACGAACTTAGAAGTAGAATTCAACTTGTCCTCGATAGTAAGTAAGCTTACTCCCGAAGTTTTTTCTTTTACAACACCGTTTTCTAACACAATAACATCGAATAACGCACGGTCAACGTTTGCGATTTCAACGCTTAATTTGTCCCCGTAAGAACCTTCAGATAAAGCGTCAAAGATTAAGAATGGTGCATCTTGCGCTCCTAAAGTTACAGAAGACTTAGTTGCGTCCGGCTTACCATTAGTAGTTTTAACTACACGTGTGATGTAAGCACGAGTACCACCATTTTCAAAGAATCCTCGTACAGAGTAAGCAAGGTAAGAATACTTTACGTAGCTACCAAACTTCTCTACGAATTGAGTCCAACTAGTTACTAAAGTCGCTTTGCCAATAACTCCACGCTCTGTAACACCAACGAATGAAGCAGTTGTTGTAGCAACACCTTCTACTGGTGGAGCTGTTGGAACTTCCACATTATAAATACCAGGGTGCAATAATTCTGCCATTTTTATTCCCTCCTATTAGCTTAATGATAATACTAGAATATAATCTAGTTCAATATAACGTTGCATTTCCGGAGCGTTATATTGGTCATTTGTGATTGTTTTCTTTTCTTTATCGAAAAGATAGATTGCCGGCTCTTGTGGTACGTTAATCACAAGGGGCTGATTTAATCGGTTTTTGATAACAATAGCCATCTAAATTCCCTCCTTAAACTTACCTTCATTTAAAATAATATCATGAGTTATGGAATGTGTAACCCTATCATAGACATCTAATTGAAAATCTACTTTATAAATTAGTGAATCGTTGAATTCCCTTTTCCCTTCTTTTGTTTCCCCGAAGTCCTTATACTGCGCTCCCCATACTCTAGCACCTTGATATTCTACGGGATATAATTGTCCCTTTACTAACAATTCCGCTCTTCTTAGCGGTAATCGTCTACGAATGTGCTGAAGTATCTTCACACCGTCTTGTTGGAATTCATAGTACAGTCGGATATTGTACATTACGCTCCACGGTTCGGGAGCTTGTCTTCTATCGACTGCAATTAACTTACCTTCTGCGTCAAAAACATGATTGTCTTCAACATCATCAGTAAGTAGTCGGGAATAGTCGGGGAAAGGCGTATCTCTGAAGAACACTATTTTAGGCAGTACCTTCTCTTCGACATCTAAATCGGGGTTAAAGTAGTGAACGGGTACTTCTTCCCCATTTATGATAAGACCTGTTAACTTTTGCATGAATGCTAAGTCTAGTTCTTCCTCGGTAAGTATAAACTCCTTTTTAACACCCGGAATTATTTCCGTCATTTAAGATCACCTTCAATTATAGCAAGTAAACGTTGCGATACCTCTTCCATAATCTCGTGTTCCATCATAGCCCACGATTTGTGGAATGGCATACGTGCAGGTTGCTTACTTGTCCCGAACTCGATAAAGTCTGCTAACTCCTGCATGGATAGACCTGTATCGGTAGTTCCTCCATCTACTCCGATGAATACCATAATTCCGTCCCCTCTATCTTCCTCATAAACGAGTTTAATAGAATCAACGAATTTATGTGTTCTGATTAGAATACGAGAATCATATCCTTCAGAAACTTTGTCTGCTAAATATTCATCGTCTAATGCGGGCATATCTATTTCTTGTCCTTCAATCATTTCACGGATTTTCTCCGCAATCTTTTGACCGACACTTCGGATTACGTCATCGTATTCCGGTTCATTGTCTTTTAGGTTGTGCAGGATTTGAGCGAATTTGTCCCAATCCCCATATAATTCACTCGTCATTTTCCTGCACTTCCTTTTATATCGACAACTTTTATTTTCGTGAAGATTTTGTTATCCGAGAACTGTACTTTACCATTGTTAGCTATGATATTGTACTTCTTCGTTAATCCGTCCCTATCGGTGACGGTTATGATATCTTTATCATTCACGTAATGAATACCTGCATCCCGCAATTCCTTAGTTACAAGTGTAATTTCTGCTTCTTCCTTATCCTCTTTCCCCGTCATATCCCCGTCTTCCTTGATTGGAGACTGTTTGAAAGAACCATGAAATTGTACTTTGTTATCATAGTCATATTTCTTCTGTCTCACTTCTCGGTAAACTGGGTGTACGGAAGTGGGGTCACTTACGAATGGTACATAGAACATTGGTTGTCCAAAATATTCTACCCATGCATCATGAAAGGAATCGGAAATTTCATCTATTTCATCCTGTCTCATGGAATCCCTCCTAACTTACTGGTAGAGTACGAATTTTAACTTCACTGTACCCGAATAGTCCGTTAGCATCTCTTGCAACAATACAGATATAGTACTCTTTGTCCGGCTCTAAATTCTCTACCCTATGTTTCGTGCGGTGGATATTCGTATTTGCTACTACAGACATTTTCTTGTTCTGAATTACCTGTGTAGCGTACTCGTCAACTATTGGCGTATCCTGCACGTATAAATCATATCGGGCAAAAATTCCGCTTTGAACGTTAAATTTAGTCCAATCAAGATTTACTGAAGAAGAAGTAATACCGCTTGCTTTTAATTCGACACTAGGAGCTATTGCTCTATCATAGTTAGATTTTCTAAAGTAGTTATTCTTGGATACTTGCTCATAAGTATTAACTTCACCTAATGCTCCGAAAATACTTTCCTCGAATTGTTTTACAGAACTTCTATACTCTGATTCTAGTTGTTGGATTAATGCTAAGTAATGGTCGAATCTTACGTTCTTCTTCAGTTCCGCACCTTCCGCAGAAAGTGGATAGAATGGAGCTGTACTTGTTGCTAGTCGCCAATAGATTTCCTTACGACTTAACATCAATACAAAGTCCATTTCATTTGCCGGAATTGTCTCGATTGTGTACTTAGAATTGTGAGCCGGAGCTTTTGAGCTAAGAATAGCCCATAAGTCCTCATCAGTAAATTTGTATGCGGGGTCGGTTTCAGTATCCGGAGATTTCAAAACAACACTTGCACGGAAATAATTTATTAACTGCTTCTGCTGTTCTGTAAATTCTCTTTGAACTTCTTCAGCCATATTAATTCCCCCTTACGCTAATTAGATAGCGTCAATATGTCCTGCATTTTTAAGAATTTCTTTAACGTTTGCAGGTACGTTTGTTTGTACTCCCGCTTTTAGGTTGTACCATTGGTCACCAATATAGGTACGAATATCACGGTTTGGAAGAACTCGCACTTGCGGTTGTTCTTTTGGAGCTTGTTTTTCGACTTTAAGAACTTTAACCTCTTCTTTAGCAGGTTTCACTTCTTCTTTTTTAGTCTCAACAACTTCCTCCGCTTTAACTTCCTCTTTTACAACTTCTTCTTTTTCTTTCTTTGCAGATTTACGTAATGACATAAGATTACCTCCTAAATGTTTTTAATCAACAAAAGGGGAAGACTGCGCTTCCCCTTCAATTGTTACTATGCAGGTGCATTGACCTTCTTCTCCAACTCCGTAATGCGCTTCTCCAAAGTATTAATATGGTCAGCTACTTTTTTCGGGTTGTTTTGGATGTAAAGAATATCTGTTACATCTAATGGCTTTTGAGTTGCCATAATTGATCACCTCCGTTTATTATGCAGTTTCGATAACTACACCACGGTCTTCATTCAGCATGCCAGTTCCCCAAATTGCGTACCAAGCTAATGCATGTTCACGTCCGAAGTCAGTTACTCCGTTATCACGTAACTCTACAGGAAGAGCTACTGCATAACCGTAAGTATTTTCTCCGAAGATTACTGATTTGAATACGTCAACTTGGTTCGAGTTAACACCTTTTTTAAGGTTGTTGTCGAATGCGTAAGTTTCGTCATCAGCAGGTGCGGCACCGTTTGTCATGATTGTTGTTTCGATGAAACGAACATCATCAATACGTCCGATTTCGCCCGTGAATAATTGTTCCGGAGCGCCATACTTAGATGCTTCAATCCAAGCAGGGTCATCACGTAATGTACGAGATTGGTGAGGATGTACGAAACATACATAGTAGCTACCTTCGAATTTTGGAGCATTTGCAGTAGCTAAAATTTCAACAGCGTCTTTGATAGTTGCAACTGATAAAATGTGTTCTGCTGTAATATCTTTACGAGCAGTAATTTTAGCAGAAGTACTGTTTGGACGAGCGAAAATTGTGTTTGTTACACCTGCAAGAACTGTATCACGTAATTCACAATCAATAGTAGTTGCAACGTCACGAGCAAGTAACGTAGAAGCATCTTCCATGATGTTTGTGAATGAAGCTTTTAATGCTAATTCAGATACAGCAATAGCGTTACCACGTTCGCCAACACGGATTTCTTTCATTGTGCTTGAAAGAGCTTGTGTTTGCATGCGTTTACCCTCTGTTAACGCACCGCCACGCTTTAAGTTGTTGTAAGTCATCATTTGAATAGATAGACCTGGTTGAACTCCTAATTCCTCTTTCTCTTGTGCGAACTGAAGGAACTTCAGAATCGGCATTGCTTTGAATTGAATTTCTTTAGAATAAACAGCACGTACATGGTTTTCTAACTTGACAGCATCACCGCCATCAGTAGATGTACCAGTTGCAACTGTTACTGTATTCATTTGTGAAGCATCAGCGAAAACGTTTTGGAATAAAACGTTTAAGAATGAGAAACGGTTTTTCTTTTGTTTAGCCATTGTCATTGTTATATCCTCCTAAGTGATTTGGTTTAGTTTTTAAATAGTCCCGAAACTTTTCTCCACTCTGCATATTCAGCCGGAGTCATTTTAGAAACGTCCTGCGCTGTTACTTGTTGGAATTGACCTTGTAACATTTGTGCAGATGGATTAGCAGGTGGGATATGTACATTACCTACTGCTTGATTAGCAATTTCAGCGTAACGAGCTTTTGCAGTTTCGAATGAAGCATCAATTTCTTCCGGTGTGTTACCTGTAACTAATTCCGGAATAATAGCTCCGTTTGCTCCCGCAATTTTCTCTTTACGGTAAGAATCCGCTTTGATTTGCGCAACATCCGTATTGTACTTAGCTTCCCAGTCAGCTACTTGTTGTTGTAACGTAGTAACCTGTGCAGAAAGTTCGGCATTTTGTACTGTACTAGCTTTACCCGATTTAGCTCCCTCTTTAAGAGTTGCATTTTCAGCTTTAAGCTTTTCGTTCTCGGCAGTTAGTTCAGCAATTGTTTTATCACGTTCACCTACTACTAAAACATAGTTGTTTTTGTCCTGTTTTAGTTTTTCGATTTCCGGATAAAGTTTCGCTTTTTCCTCTTTACGAGCATTAGCGATTAATTCCTCATAGTTCACTGTACCCGAAGGTGCAGGTGGTGTATTTGGATTAGCAGGTGGTGTTTGCGTACCTCCTGTTGGTGGCGTAGCAGGTGGTGTAGTTGGTTCTTCAGCGTGTACCGTCATGAACATTCCTTCTAAGAATGTTTTAATAGTTAATTTCTGTGGACGGAATTTATTTAGCATAGTAGTTGTCATTTTAAAATTCTCCCTTTTCATGGTTTAGTTTTGATTACTTGTTCCAACCCTTTTTAACAACTTTTTTAGTTGGTAAAAGTTTACCCGGAGTTGCGTGTGGGTTAGTTTTAACTGTTTTTCCTTTTAGTCCTTTTGGAAGACCAACAGTTTGATTCCCTTGTCCGTGGAATAAATCTTTTTCAGCCATTTGGGATTCCTCCTTTTATTAGGATTTTGTATCACCTATTTCATATTATAACGAATAATACCGTATGCACAAGTACACTGACAATAAAAAAGACCGAATTTTTATATTCGGTCTAGGTTTTCGGTACTTCTACCATGTTATTTCTTTGGTTCGGGGCTATTTGTGAATCCTGCATTAATTTCTTTCGTATTTCCGTCTGCATTAGTTCCAACTGGTTTTTCTCCTAATGTAGAAGGTGCGTTACCCATCATTGGAGTAGGTGGAGCATATTTCTGCGCAATCTTAGCTTGTCCTTCAGCAAGTTCAAGTTGCTTATTAACGTCTTCCAATCCGTATACTGAAGGATTTTCCTCACGTTCTTTATCAATAGCTTCCATCTTGCCTTGAATATTGCTCTTATTAAGACGTTTCATTGCTCCCTCACGGTTTTCTAATCCCATGCGCATTTCTGATTCAATTTCTTGTAATTCTAATACTCCGTCTTTCGGTAGAATTGACTCGAAATGTACCTCGTTATAGAAGAAGTCTTTCTTCTGAATAGAATCCGGAATAGTAATCATCTTTTCCGCTAATCCAATGTACAGAATTAATTTGTTGATATACTCAATTGCTTCTTTAGATATCGCCTGTTTAATACGTACACGTTCTAAAATCGGCATTAGTGAAATCTGTAATGCTACTCCACTTGTATTAGATATTGATAAGTCTCCACCCAATACTCCTTCCGGCATATTCCCGACTTCAAACATTGCCCGCTTAATATCGTCAATATAACTTTGTGCCGCAATAAGATCACCGTCTAATTTCAAGTTCTCAATTCTTGCGTCTTTCGGTAATCCTCCCCATACTTTGTTAGCTCCACGTTCTAAATTACCAACTCTCGCTCCGAAAACTGCTGTAATAGGAGAAGAATGATAGTCGATAATTTCCGATACGTCCGATTTCTTTAAGTTGTATTCCATGTTTAAAGGAATTACATCGTCAATATCTCCGACACCGTAGTTCTTTCCTTGTACTGGGAAGTTTTTAATTTGCTTGAACGGTAATAACTTGTATTTGTTAGGGAATTTATTTAGCATCTTTTCTCCTTCCCAAATCTCAACCGTTTCTTCCGTCCATATTTGTTTATAGATTACGTTCTTCACACCTGTAGCGAATCCAAACGTATTCTTTTCCTCTTTTTTGATAGGATACATGATTGAAAGTTTCTTAATTCGCTTTCTATCGTGGTATTCATCAAATTCCGGAAATACGATACTTGGCGGTAATACTAAAATATGAATCTTTCCGTTTGGATACTCACCAAACGGGTCATGGAATTCCGGATTTGGCTTTCCTGCTAAAGTAACAGGTTCATAGCGTACTTGAATCCATGCATCACCTGCAATTGATTTAGATTGTCCCATCTCAATACAAGTTTCAATCTTACTATTCTCTCCCCATACTCTATTAATAAAGTACAGTGGTGATTGTTCTTCCGGCAATTTCTCCATTTCCGGCTTCATCTTCACTTGGAATCCTTTACCCAACTCGAATGAAACGAATTTATCTACAAATGCACGTGCATAGTTTACTGTTACTTCCGGTTTTCCAGTATCCTCTACACCTTCCCAATGGAAACCTTCATAGAAGTTCCAGTTCGCTTGAATCTTTCCCAGTCGAGCTACTTCAGAAGCAGGTAATTTAATACCTAATGTCTGAAGAATTGCGTTGTGAATGTTCTGCGGTGTTAACTTGTTATTCATATCATATGCCATAATAATTTCCTCCCTATGCTCTTCGTCTTCTTGCAGTTATGTTATTTCTAGAATTGTAGAATGAAGTTTGTTGTTTCTTCATTTGGTGAATCGGGTTTTCTTCAACTATTGGTTTACTTACAAAATCACCTTTTGCTCCGAATACAGCCAGTGCCGCACTATCACAATAGTCATCGTGCGCTCCACGTTCGGCAGGGTGAGAAACTACCATGTGTTGTCCACTGTATGTTTTTTGTAAGTCTATGTGCTGTTTTAAGAACTTAGTATATTCCCTTGTTTTCGAGAATTCTTCACCCGCAGGGAATGATACACGTTTAGCTCTAATTTCAGCGTCATAGTGTTTGTATAAATCACTCTTACTTGGTGTACCGAATACATACGGGATAACTTCGCAGTCAACATTTGCGCTAACTCGGTCATACATCGGAGAACCTACTCCGGTAGCATCCATTACAATACGCATAATATTGTACTCTTTCAAGATATCCATAATTTCATAGTATTGTGTATTGTAGTCATCACCTTGTAACTCAATGATGTTTTTAATCTTCGTTTTATATGCGTAGTAATCCGGTACTTCTAAATCTTTTGATTGCTCAATAAGTACTGGGTTTTCTACATCTACCTCGGCAATAGTAACAACTGTACTATCCGAACTTTTCCCTAAATCAATTCCGACTGTATGAACGTTTTTGTGGTCATACGGTACAATTTCAAGTGTCGTATCTCCCAGTTTCTCAAACTTTTCGGGGTCAACGAACATACCACGTTCAAGAATCCATTTAAGGTTATATGACATTTGGAATTCATCTGAATCTTCTCCTAAACGTGCTTTTTCACCTTCTATGTACTTCGCATATTTAGGATTATATTTAACTACTACTTCCCAATTGTACTCGAAATGCGTTTGTCTTGCTTTTCCTTCTAAATACGCAAGTTTATTACGTTCGATAGAATGATAGAAGAATCCTTTATTGACCGTAGGTGTACCGATCAAAATTTTAGTTGCATTATAGAACGCACCCATTGGAGAAATAGATTTTGAGTATTTAAAGTTACCTACGTCCTGCGCTTCATCGACAATGATAATATGATAAGATTTACCCTCGATATTACTTCCTTCAGAAGCGGACATACATGTAATAATACTTCCGTTTGTTAAAGAAATATTCTGTCCGTTGTTCGTATCGAATCCTACCATAATGTCGGGGTCATTCATTACTTCCTCCGCAGATTTACTGCTCATACGTTGCTTCATACGTGAGAATGAAATTTGCGCTTGGTGTAATGCAGGAGCGAATACACCGATTAAAATTCCGTTTTTGAATTGCTGTAAACGTTGGTCATCAGCGAACATTGGCATATTTGCTAAAACGGGCAATAGGATAGCTAATCCACCTACAGTTGTAGAGATTACTTCCGATTTCCCCGATTGTCGGGACTGTAAACCTGTTATTTCGTCCCCTGTGTTATCTATTACAGAGCGGATAATACGTTTCGAGAATTGTTCTTGGTACGGGAAGAACTTAATACCGGAATACGCTTGGCAGAATAGAAAGGCTTTCTCTACTAATTGCGAAGTTGGTATTCTCATAGTTAACCTCTCGTCTTAGGTCTTCTACTTTGTTTAGTAGTTCGGTATTGTGAAACTTTTGGTTTTCCCGTTTTCCCGCTTCTGTATAAATTCTTCTCATCTCGTGGCGCACGTTTACCCGTTGTTCCACTCTTTCGTGTTGTTACTTTTGGTACACTTGGTTTCTTTTGCTTTTTAGGCTTTGTCGTAGTTTTTGATGTAGTTGATTTTTTCGGTTGTGCTTTTGGTTTGTCAGAACCTAGATATCCTCTTCCGTGGCAAGTGTAGCAAACACCACCGAATCTAGTTCCTGTTCCATTACATTTAGGACACTTTTGTTTTGCCATGATTCCTTCCTCCTTTAAACAATAAAAAATGCGGACAAGAAATTAATCCTATCCGCATTTTACCACATATATTATTGTTTGTCGGGAGTAGTTTCTCCACTTTTACCGTCTATATTCTTAGAAAGCATCATCATAGCCTTTGTTAATCCAGTAAGGAAATCGTCTAATTGCTTTCTATGAACAAGAACTTCCTTACATCCCATATCAGAAATGCCATGATGGAATTCTCTTATAGCAGGTAATACTTTATTTACTATCGCATCTCTTTTGTACTGCTCTGCTTTCATGTATTTCATTAAATCCGCTAATTCTTCGGTTGCCATGTTGAGCCAATCATAATCGTCCATTGGGTCAAGGTACTGTCCGTACTTCTTAAATCCAAACTCATCTTGCTTAACCGCTACTTCAGTCATTTCTTCCATAACTACTTTCGTGAAAGGTGCTTTAATCTCCAAAATAATTCCTCCTACGTAATTATTACCCTATGTTGCATATAACTTCCCCTATAAATCCGTCTGCGTAGAAGTATCCACCATTTCCGGCAGGAATGGTTCAGGCGGTAGGGGGACGCTGAAAATTACTTCAGCTTGGTCGAAGATTTCTCTTCTTGCTTCTAATTGAGCAAGTGTTTGTCTCAATGCAATAGTAGGCGTAGCATTTGCTTTCTCACCAACATTTTCTTTGAATCCCTGCTCTTCAAGAATAGAAATAGCTCTCGTAACAGCGTCAATCTGCTTTTTTAGGTATAAATACCCGTCCAAGACGTTTTTAAAGAAACTCTCCGGTGGAGTTACTGTTGTTTCTGCCATGCTTCTCCCTCCCTTCTATATATTTCTATCATAACAGGTCGGATAGTTTTTGCCACCACTCCTTCCCGTAAATTATTGTACGTAAATTCTCCCGTTTCTTTAAACTTAGCAAACTTTGAAACTGCTACTTCAGTTTCATAGTAAAATGGCATTGGCGCTTTTCCCTCTTCTTCATGAACTAACATTAACGTTGATTTTACACTCTTTAACTGCAATTCTATCATTTTCTTCGTCATATCTAATACCTGTTCCCATGTCCAGTTTGGATGTATTAAGTGACTTGCACTTCCAGTACCGCGAATTTGATCACCAGGAACAAAAATCTCAAACGGGCGAACTTTAATTTCTCCACCCGTTGGTAATTTAACAACCATTTCAAAATCCCATGACTTATTCATTAGTCTTCTTCCTTTCTAATGTGAGCGTTAAATGTACATTGTTCAAAATTCTTGTCATCTCTCCACTGTTTAAATCGTGGGTGACGTAGACTACCTGTTTCTTTATCTATTATCCCGTTTGCTAATACTTCTAGTACTCTTCTTTCTTTAATGTACTTTTCTCCGTTTTGTTTCAAGTCTTCCATTGTCTGCTCATTTAATCCTTTGCACGTTCCCACATGTTGCAACCAATATGGTTTTTTATCTATCCATATTGCAGAATTGTCATCGAATGCTTGGTCTTCATAACCGTCATTAACTAAATCATGATATTCTTCGTCCGTCATTTTCTTGATTACAGCGAAATCAATTCCTCCGCACCATCCCATTGCATAAGGTTTTGATACAGGTGTTCCAATTTCTAATACATCGTATGGAATCTTCTCACCTTCTTCAAGAATTATGATGCTGTTATTCTCGTCCGGATATTCCCAAAATCTCCACTCTTCAATACGTTCCTCTTCCCACAACTTACCTTCATATTTTTTAGTCGGTAATGTAAGGTTAGTTATGATTACGTCCCACGTTTCTTTCTCTTTTGCTTTTATGAGATTCTTTGTTTTCTTCTGCTCATAAATAGTCATGAGATTTTTAATCATGATTCCCTCCTTACCTTTTTCGGTAAGTTCAAGGAACAGTTTATAAAAATTATCCTCATAGATAATACAATGCTTTCCGAATTCATTCATTACATCAAGCTCGGCTTCATAACCTAACGTTAATAAGTCTCTTAGCTTCCCGAATGTTTTTCTAGGCATGTACATTTCATGGAATTTGATGTACTCTCTACCGTAAACTTCCCATATCTCCAATATTGCTTTCATGAGGTAATATTTTCGCTTCCATAATGGCATAGCTTGAATATTAATACCTTTATAGTAAAGAATGTCGAATGCATAGAAACTAATAAATCCATTTTCAAATTGGTACTGTACTGCATTTGCAGGTAGGCTTCCCATTACGGATTGTACGTGCATAGAATCAGTTCCATAATCGAACTCACCATCTAATACTGTTCCCGCTAAATTCGGAACTACGGAATCCCGTATATGCGGTACACAATCGGAATTCTCTCCCCACCAATCAGTTCTTTTAATAATGTTACGACTAAAGTTACGGTTTGATTCCGTACCCATATGTAATAATCCTCTATGTCCGTCTAATTTCAGCTCCGCAACATCATGTACACCTTGCTCTTGGTCGAAATACTCATCGTTCTCGAATCCACCCATCGGTTCAAGGAATAGGACAGAACGGTCACGCTTTAAATCTTCCATGTAACTTGTATAACTTGCGTCCATATACTTTGGAGCAGGATTTTCAGAAATAACTTTCCCCGCTTCATTAAGAATATGCACACCTTCCCAATTTAAAGTGCGCACTTCTTTTCCTTTTGCATTTGTAGTTACTTCGAATAAACCGTTATTGTTATTCGATATTAGTGTTACTTTGTTTTTCGTTTGAGCTTTAACTTCGGTTTTCTTTTTATTTTTAACTTTGGCTTTTCTTTTGATTGACATTTTTCCTCACCCGCTCCTTCGATATCTTTTACAATCCAGTCCACTATACGTGCATATGATATTAAATCTCTATAGATGTATTGGTTTAGTTCTTTGTCCGCAAAATCTACAGCAATACCATTAGGTTTCCCGAATACGGAGTATCCATTTCCGGCACTTCCTCCATTATGACCTAATAACTTAGCTCTTTCTATCGCTTTCTTGCGTCCTTCTTTTCTGTATACATCTCTAATTGTTATTACGTTGTTCCGGAATCTCCATTCAATGAGCTTCTGCATATCCTTCTCATCATCGAACTTTCTAATATCCGGCTTTTCGTTGCGCTCAATCACCCGTGCAATGATTTCATCTTGCGTTGGGAATCGTGCAGGTGGGAAGACTTCTTTGTGTTCTACCTTCTTTTCTACTTTAACGGTCTTCTTTATCCGTTTTATTTTCAATAATAACAGCTCCTTTAGTTGGTATAAGTACATTTTATCATTGGTAAAAGTAGCGGTCAAATCAAGAAAAGACGGTATCTCTACCGTCTAAATGTATTCTGCTACTATTATTTTGTGACTGTCTTTCGGACCTTGTTTCCCGTATGAGTAAAGCATTAGTTTGTCGCTAATATCCGGAATAAAGTAAGTATCTGCTTCCGGAAATGTACCTTGTACGTGTGTAATTATGAATCGGTTCGCTAAGTTCTCGAACATTTTATAGATTTCAGCTCCACCCATTATATAAACATCTTCTTCAAAGCGGAATAACTTGAACAGCTCTTCCATATCATGAGCTATTTCACAACCTTCTGCTTCAAACTCTTTATTTCGAGTCAGAATGATGTTTCTTCTGTCCGGTAATGGTTTCCCTATCGACTCGTAGGTTTTACGTCCCATGACTACCGTATTCCCCGTGGTGATTCTTCGGAATTCTTTCATATCACTAGGGATATTCCATAGTAACTTATTGTCCTTCCCTATCTCCCCGTTTCTCCCTATCGCTACAATTATCGCAATGTTCATTGTCGCCATCTTCCTTTCCCCTTTTGTCGTAAACACGTATCAAAATAATGAATCCTACTAAAACTATCAACGTATTCGTTATGTTCTGTGCCATTACAGAACTAGGATAGAAATAAAAGAATATATCTGCCATCCCAAATAATACTACCGTAAACATGTAAACTAGTATGAAATCTATGAACGTTATCATGCACTCACTCCCTTTTCGGTGTAAATAAGATGGTAACATAAGCGCTCAATATAATCATCCCTGTATGTATTCCAAATGACTTTGCCGCATTTCCCCATGAAGTAAGTAGTTTAGCTCTGCGTACCCAATCTAGTATCCCCTCCCCTACGTAATAAGCACATAGGGAAGAAATTGCTAGAATCATAATTATTGTTGCGATACGAATTACTTTTTCCATTTGTCATCAACCTCGAATCGTTCTTGGATAAAGTAGTTGTATAAAATTGCGCATGTAATAGCTATTACGTAAGGTAATGCACTATTGTCCCGAATATTTATCTCTAATGCTAACCAATAAATAAACATCATTGCGGGCATTACTCCGATAACTAATAGTAGTTTTGTTATAGGTTGTACTTTCTTCTTATTCATTTACCAACACTCACTTTCCCTTTAATAGTTGGGTGCGGGTCGTAACCATCAATTACGAAATTATCCATTGTGAAATCATCAATGCTTGCTACATGACCAACAATCTTCAGCTCCGGTAAAACTTTAGTAATTCGTCTTGTCTGTTCCTGTACTTGCGGTATATGATTCTTGTAAATATGAGCGTCACCGATTGTGTGAATGAAGTCTCCTACTTCCAGTCCGCACAAATGCGCAATAATATGTGTAAGTAATGCGTATGAAGCAATGTTAAATGGAATTCCTAAGAATACGTCACCGCTTCGTTGGTACAATTGGCAACTTAGCTTTCCATCAACTGATACGTAAAACTGGAATAGAGTGTGACAAGGCGGTAGTGCCATATCATCTAAGTCAGCAGGATTCCAAGCAGACACAATATGTCTGCGTCCGTAAGGGTCTTTCATAATAGATTCTATTACATTAGCTATTTGGTCAATCGTTTCTTTCTGTCCTCGTATCATATCGACAACTTCACCATCACTACATTCCGTAGGTTCTTCATCCCAAACATTTACCTTAGTCCAACTTCTCCATTGTTTCCCGTAAATCGGACCGAGTTCTCCAAGATCACCTACATCTATTCCGTTTAGAATGCAGTATTCGAATCTCTCTTCTGACATAGTAGAATCCGGATACTTCGTTTTGTGCCATCTATAAGCATCTGCATCCCATATGTGAATGTTGTTATCTACTAATTCCTTTATGTTTGTATTTCCGGATAAGAACCATAATAATTCTCCGGCAATTAATCGGAAAGGAACACGTTTAGTTGTCATAAGTGGGAATCCTTGTGAAAGGTCGTATCTCATTTGGTATCCGAATATCCCTATCGTTCCTGTACCTGTTCTGTCCGGTCTTTCTTCCCCGTTTTTCATTACTGATTCACATAAATCTAAATACTGTTTCATTAGTCGTTTACCTCCACGTATTTTATGAATGCTACAGGATATAATCCGTCACTTCTATGATGTCGCATATTGTACTCCCAACAGTTTACTTCCCAACCGCCTAATGTCATGTTGTTGTACTCGTCCGAATCAACTATCTGCTGTTTAAAGTGAGGTTGTCTATCATCACCATATTTGTGTTCCATTTCTATAGGGATATTGACTTTATTTAGTACTGCTTTCTTCCCTAGCTTGTCGGTACTTCCTGTATATAGTTTGTACTCAACTGATACTGTACCATTCTGTGCTAACATCTTTCCGAATGCTTCGAAATCCATTTCTATTTCAGCAATTACTAATCCGGAAAGTACATCTTCAAATTGTAAGAAGACTGTCTCTCCATCACCACTATTTATTACTGACTGTCTTAGTTTCCCAACTGCTTGCATTCTCTTTCCTACTGTCTTAGCCACTTCGTTTCCCCGCTTTCTGTCAAAATTAAGAGGAAGCTTTCGCTCCCTCTCCCTGTTTACTTATGCTCTTTACCACACACGGTACAATAGTTTGTTCCACGTTCTAGTTTCTGCGTAAGTTTTCCGCAACAATGCTTTTCTCCGAATCTATTGTATAGAGTTTGGAATGCCTGTTGTTTCCCCTCGTCACTTACTAAGGCTTTATGGATTTCTATGTAGCATTCTTCTTGACAGGTTGCTTTGCATCCAACTGGACACGTCATCGTTGGGTCGCCATCATAGTATCTTTTTAAGAAGTCTTTAACTTTTTTGGAGCTGATTTTCTTCTTTTCTATAGAAGTCTTCAGCTCCTTTTCAATTTTGTCTTCTGACTTAGCCATAGCTTCGGAAAGGATAGAATACTCATCCTCCGCAATTATACTTGTTGGAGAAGAAGAAAGGAGGGTTGAACCCTTCTTCTCGCTTACTCCCCCTCTTCTTCGTCTAACTCGATGTCTCCGTTTTCTACTCCTTCGACAATACGAGCGATTAACGCTTGCTTCTTACCTTTAGTAGACATTCCGTGTTCTGATAAGATATCAGCTAGTTCATCTACTTCCATATCATTTAATCCTAATTGTTCCGCAAGGTCTTCAGACTCTTCTTCTTCGTCCTCGTCCTCACCATCCCATTCAGTTAGGAACTGCTCAATAGCATCTTCTTTCTTCTTAGCTGTTACCTTGATGTCGAACTCTTTCGCTAATGCTTTGATTTCTTTTAGGTTTAGGTCTTGCAGGTCAACCGTCACTTCTTCTTCGTCCTCATCTTCGTAAGTGATAGTTGTTGCTGATTCTTCTGTTTCTTCCTCTTCAGTTTCCTCTTCCTCTTCTTCACCAAGATTTTCTTCGATGAATTCGATTAGGCGCTCTTTGTATGCTGAAGCTTTTTCAGTTTTCTTCTTCTTAGGTGCTTCTTCATCTAAGTTTTCCGCAATGAAGTCTTTTAATTCCGCAACTGACATTTCTTCAAGGTCAACGCCTTCTTCATCGTCTTCCTCTTCTTCTTCTGTTTCTTCTGCATCTTCTTCTTCCTCTTCAGCAGAATCATCATTTACATCATCAGCATCTTCATTTTCTTCCTCATCCTCTTCACCTGCTTCTTCAAGGATAAGAGCAATTAATTCAGCTTTCTTCGGTTTAGAACCTAATTCCGAGATATCAACTTCTAATTCTTTCGCAAGCTTTTTAAGTTTAGGAATAGTTAATGTTTCAATATCAACTTCCTTACCTTCGAACTCAATCATAACAACATCCGTTTCAACTTCTTCCGCAACTTCTTCCTTTGCAGGAGCTTTTTTAGCTGAAGACTTCACTTCTGATTTAACAACTTCATCAACGCTTGGTGCTGTACCTGCTAATGCGAATAACTGCTCTGCTAAATGTAAGTGGCTAGTTCCGATTGATTTGAACTCCCCTGCGATTACCTCGATTAATTCTTTTGATACTTTAATTTCGTTTGCCATTTGTAATTCCTCCAATAGTTTTTTATAGTTTTTATTTTATAGGAAGCAGTTGCGTTCCACGGGCAAGGACTTCCACATCCTTAACCTTGAAACATAACTAGTTGGTTTGTATTCCCTCATCTATCGTGTGAAAAACAGAAAGGAAGATATTAGCGGAAGATTTCTCTTCCCCGTGAAACGCAACTTGCTTTTATCGGTAGAACTTAACTTTCTAACGTAAGTTTATCATTCATGGAAAGTGGTGTCAATCCTTTATTTTTACGACTTTTCAGACCATGCTTTACGTATAGCTTCAACGTGGGATACTAATTCCCTTATTACTTTAACACCTGTCTCATCCTTCACTCTAAGCTTTTCTAATGAAAGGATATTGTGAATCTCGTTGACGCTGTTATTGACTCTTTCTATCTTAGCAAGAATATCCACATAGTCAATCATATGATTTTTAACTTCGTGCATACCGTATGAATGTCCATCTTCCCACGCAATTATATAGAAGTCTTCCACTAAAGGAGTAAGTGGGTTAATACCTAATTCCTCGTACATGTTGCGCTTGAACTCATCTATTTCTAATGCTTGCTTCTTTCTTCTAAGTTGAGTCTTCTTATTTGCTAATTCCTTTTTACGGTCTTCAGCTTCTTTTGCTTCCCTGCGCTTTTGTTCCAATTCTTTCTTTGCGATACCTTCATGAACTTCTAATGACTTTAATTCCTCATCTATTGCACTAATGGAATCCAACTTCTTTTCCGGCTCTTTTTTAGCTGATTTTTTAACCATTTTTAGCACCCTTTCAGTATATATTATATATATTACTTATTATTTAAAAGATATAGCGAATCATACCTAGAACAAGATCACCGAATAATGCGATTAGGGATAGAAGTGCAGTTATGATAAACCACACTCTATTCTCCTTCTCTTCTTTAGCTTTCATTACTTCATAGTTCCACATCATTTCTTTAGTCCTCGCTCCAATACTTTTCCGGCTTGTACTTCCACCTCTAAGCGTTGGTCGAACGGTAAAGACTGACTTGCATGTGTCATAGCGTTAACCACGTGGAACAGGCTATCTCCGTACTCTGAATTTAGACTTGATTTAAGCGTGTCTTCAAATTTCTTCGAGTACTTTTCTTTCTTCGCTAATTCCTCAATCATCTTCATAGGGTTATCAATACGTACATCTTTTGAGCGGGCGAATTTATCAACTACTTCGTCACCGATTTGCATAGCTTTTCCGATAGCAGTTGCAACTCGTCCCTCCATTTCATTCTGCGTAAGGTGGATATGACGTTGCATCATTAAGCTTTCCCCATTAATTCTGCTCACCATTCCGTTCTCACATACAAGACGATAGATACATGAATCAATTCGTAAAGAACTTGCTCCTACCTCACTGTTAGTAATGTGTACTCCTACAAATACATCGTCACGGTTTTGTAGACTTCCGATATTGACGTTTAACTGCGGGAATAACAACCGTACATTGAAATGTGTAGGTGATAAGTCAAAGTTACTAATTCGTACAGCAGAACCTCTATCCAGTACGTTATCTAGCATATTAAATACGAAACTATTATCAAGCTGTACGTATTTATCAGAAAGTAGACCACGTAACTCTCTTCCTTTAGTACGTAACATCCAATCTTTATCTTCCGGCTGTTCTCGTAACCAATAATTTATATTCTCCGCTAATAACTGCGGGCTTTGTTCCATTAACTTCTTAGCATATTTAACAGGTACTCCAAGACGTGTCGCTAATTGACCTAAAGCGTAATCGTTCGGGTTCAGGTTATTAATTAATGTAGATGGCATAAACTTATCTTCCGCAATTGCTCCCGTGCTTGTCATAGTTAAAGCTTTAGGATTCATAGTAAAGTCTTGCTTACCAATATCATCATTTTGGACAACTTCAATTACGTCCGTCCATTTTCTTTCCCCACGTAGATTCATATTTTATTCCTCCTAGTTATGTTGGTGTGTTGCTTACGAGATTCATATTACAGCATTAGTTGGTAATAGTCAAATTGTTAGTTGGTAGAAGTAAAGTGGACCGATTTTTATACCTGATAAAAGTTAAATTACATTACCATCATATCCTTAAAAATGGACAAAGAAAAAGAACGTCCTGTGCGGGGACGCTCTGATTCTAAAAAGATAACAACATATTATTTAATAGTATAGCTTTCGCTACCCAACAATTACTATACTACTAATTTATATCCGGTTATCAGAGAGAAAGAGTCCATTTTGTGAACTCTAACTTTAAGTGTAGGAATGTGTTTGTTTTAGTATGGATTGCTCCACCCGAAATGTATTCTACTATAAATGCAGAAAAAGAGCAACCATCCCTGTAATGGTTACTCAATTCCTACGAAAACAAAAGGTTTATTTTATTTTAGTATGGCTTTCGCCACCCACGTATAGTTTACTTGATGCTGTTCTTTTTGTAAAGGTAATCAATATATCCGATGATGTTCTGAATCTTATTAGCTAACATAAACACGCTACCTAATTTAACTCGCTCATCTTCAGTAAATGTTAACACTTTACTTTTAACAAGGTTCGCTCCTGTAACATCCACTTCATTTAGATGTGCTGTTAATAGTGTACGATATCCACGTAATTCACCGACATTTTTCCCTTCAAAGAAAGTCGCTACTTCAAAGAAAGGCATATCAATCAGTTCTTTTGTAGACTCTACAGCCAACTTCATATCCGATTGCGCTTGCTTCAGTTCTTCTTTATTCATTTTGTTACCTCCTACGTTAATTATTACTCACTCTTACAAATTGAAAAATATACTCGTTCCTTAATATACACGGGTTTTCGGTTAGTGTAAAGTTTCTTCTTCAGCTACAACTCTAAAAATACCATTCTCTACTACTATTGCGTATTTTAAATTAGAAACATTCACTACACTATTCTCCGGTACTTGAAACTCACCATCGAACTGTGTATGTGCAATATAAGCTAACACACTTTCTAATGCATTAGCTCTTATTGTCTCTGTATTGCGTTCCTGCTCCAAACGTTTTACCTGGTCTTCCAACATCTTTATCTTCATATTAATAATGCTATCGTGGAAGCTCATCTTTTATATCCTCTACCGCAATAACATACTCATCTATTTCTTCATAAGTAACAAGCTTTGTATTTTTCGGCATCCCTTCCATTATTAATTGATTAGGGATTCTTATTTCTCTTTGTGGGTTAGAATTAGCGATAATGCCAATAATAGCAAGAGCATTTTCATAATTTTCCTCCGCTTTCTGTCTAGCTCTCTTTTCCTCTGCAATTCTTTCACGTAATGCCTTGGATTCACTTTCCCACATTTCAGACGGGTGTTTATACATGTTCATTTCTCCTTTGCGCAACATATTTCATCGTGCGTGAATTTAATAGAAGGATTCTCTGCCGCAATTCTTTGCATAGCTCTAAATAGTTCCCAAAACATAGAGTCATGTTCCTTACCATCTTCAGCAAGGCGTTTCCAAAAAGGAATATAGCAATGCTGAATATGATGAGTTAGTTCATGAAGTCCTTCACGAATTAATACCGATTCATCATATTGATCACCGTTTTCGTCACGGTCATATATAACAATAAGTCTTTTATTTACATAGTATCTTGCCCAATAATCTTCGCTATGTCCCCAAAACTCTAAATGAAAATCTCCTATATCGGAAATCTTTAAGAGTTTGTTGTATAGCTCCTGTTCCGTCATGCTGTTTTCAACCCTTTCCGAATAATTGTTTCTCCTTATCTTCAATAAACTTTTCTATTATAGATATAGCTCTATCCTGCGTTTTACCACACTGTATTGATTCGGGCGTTACTTGTTCCAATAAACTCATTACTTTCTCCAACTTACTTAATGGTACATGAACCATAACTTCCTGCTTCAGTTCGTGCGGTTGCATTTTAAAGTAGCTACATAATTTAGCTTCATAATCCATAGGAATTGTTTTAGGGTCTTCTAACCACATTATAAACTCGTCCCTTTCAACTCCTAAATGTCTAGCTTGTACTTGCGCTGTAATTCCTCTTGCATCACCGAATTGTCTTGCTCGTGCTTCTAATAGATACATACAAACAGCTCCTTTTGATTTGTTAATGCAATTGTACTTTTATCAAGTAAAAATGTCAATTTAACGTAATAAAAGCAGGATTTCTCCTGCTCTTACCTACTTCTCTTTATATTCATCAATGATTGCTTTTACATTACTCTGCTGTATTGATGCGAATACCATGAAGTGGTCGATTGCTTCCTCCGTTGTAAGTAACATACTACTGAATGCAGTAGATTCCATACCGTTATGGAGAAATCTTATTTTATAGTTAATCCCAAACTCCCCACTAGTAACGTCCCCGTCCTTTAGTGAGATATTATTAATACCTGTAATGATACATGGAGTTAGACTTCCATCATATACGTGTACTGCTTTATCTCCAATACCTAAACGCATAGCGAACGTAATGCTACGCTCTACTTTCTTAGGTGTTTCTTGTAGGTGAACACCTCTATGTCCATGTTCTTTCTCCGCTTCACGTATTTTCTCATACTCATGACGTATATCCGTGCGTACACCAACTTTTAGAATCTCATTCATAACCCCTACGATTTCTTTTCTTTTTTCACTCATTACCGCATTCCCTCCGCTCTTTTGCGCATACGCTCTAAATCTTCATGAAACTGTTCCATTGTCATTAACTCTGAATCTCGTGGATAGCATTGATTACTCGTTCTAAGATTCCTTGCGCAATATACTATCCTACCGTTATCAAACTCTACTCTATCTAAACTGATAATAGATACTGGGACATAGCCGATAAAGTTTCCCCTATCGTCCCCGTGTGAATACATTAATATGTCCCCTCTATTATAAGTTTCAATAGTAACTTTACCTTCTTCGGGCTTTATCTTCCTATTTATGTTACGGAAATTAAATATGTTGCGGATTTTCTCCATCATCTTAATCTTCCTACCCTTCTTCCCATAATCGTATACGGACTTACCTGCTGTTTCATGTGCATTTCAAGCAACTTCTTTTGATATGGTAATAAGTCTTTAGTTGCCATCTCCATAAACTGCTTCCGGAATTCTTCCTTTCCTTCCTTAGTAGGAGGTGGGACAACGCAATTTTTATACTTATTCATCTGCGCTTACCTCTTCCCCTGCGACTGTTAACGAACTTATGGAACTCTTTACGCTCCTTTTGACGCTCCCGCTCAATTTCTGCACGGGTTTTAGGTGTCACTTCCTGAATTAGCTCCTTATCCATCTGCATAGCTATGTCCTGCATCATTTTAGCCATTGGGGACATTGCACTAAAGGAATCTAATACGATTACTGCACCTTTAGATAATCCTTCAAATCCTTCTTGTAATCTCTTACTCATTTCATTCGTTCTTTCCAATGCTTCCTCAAACCACTTTTCGTTTTCAGTTCTTAGATTCATTTCGATATCTGATACCTCGATTAATTGATCACCATTGTTGTTCTGCATTAATTGTAATAACCCAGTATCAAACGTAAGATTCTTTCTTAATTGGTTAGGTACTACCGCTACTACTTTACTTCCTTCATGTCTTTCCATAGTTCTTTCCTCACTTTCTCAACTGATAGTACTCCATTTCCCCGTATACCTTCAATTACTTTATTCATTTCTAGTTGCATATCGTTGCATCTCTTCATGTGTGCCAGGTAATTTATATGTTGCTGATACGTTCTTACAACTGTATGAGGTACGTCAAATTGCTCCAAACCGCTTACAGACGTAGCTATAATGGAATAATCGTGATAACGTCCTTTCAACTCAATACGATTGATAAGAGCAGGGACAAACGCAAACGTCCCTTTACCCTTTTCAATGAATACTAACTCCCCAACTGCGAATTTATAATGGTTATTACCATCCGATAGGTTAATAGCATCGACTAATGTGTTCACTTTAATTCCTCCGCTCTTCTTTTGAAATCATCCATAGTAATAATAGCAGTTGCAGGAACTTTGATTACCTTATTACGCTTCCCTTCAGCTTGTGATATGTGAGCGACAAAAGGCATCTTTCTGTCCTTCTCAAAATCCAACTTCTCTACCTTATATAAACGATAGTTATTAGGTATTAACCTGTTTTCCAGTAATACAATATCCCCTTCAGTAACCGGCATTATTCAATTTCCCCTTTCTTACGTGCTTGCGCTTCTGCTCCACCGTCATTCACGTGATAAGATTGGAATTTAGGCTTATCTTCCCCACGTTTGAACATTTCTTCACGCTCGGCTTTGCGTTCCTCTTTCTTTTTTCTCTTCCCTTTTGGTTTAATACCTAATTTCTCATCCACTTCAGCAGGTGTTAAATCATCCTCTTCTTCCGGAATTTCGTCCTCTCCCATTACCCAAATATCTTCCGCTCCACCTTCCGAATACATATCCAATAAGTTATGCTTAAACTCATTTACAAATCCTTCCAGTGTATATAGTTCGTTTTCAGTTACACAAAATGAATCACGGTCAATATTTCTTTCTGCGTCACGTCTTTTTTGTAAGTCGCTACGAGTATCTTTAGGCTTACCGACATATCTTACAATGTATCTCGCTTTAAATCCGTTCATCTCCGGCAAATTACCTTCAATTACATCTTCATCTTTATACGTAGGTACGATTTCACGCAAGGCTTTCACGATTACACGAGACATAACGATTAGATTACCTTCCGCATCCTTTCTCACGTATAATAATTTCGTTCCGTTTTCCCAAAGTGTTACCTCTTTTTTCATTGTTCCCATTTTCGTTCCCCTTTTCTACATTATTTAGTGTTCCCGACCCGTTCCCGATGATGGCGAATAGACCCTACTTTACCCAAAACTTCAAAAATCGGCTGTTGCTAGGCACGGTTTTTCGGGTGTATTTCCCAATTAAGGGTGGGTAGGGTTTTTTCTAGGTCGTGGGGTAATTGGATTTTGTATCGGCATCCCCTCCCCCTAGTTAACGTCCCCACTATGTCCCACGGAATGGCTCGGCATGAGTAGGAGCAGAGCGGGCGGGCGTGTCGGGTGGTGCGCTCGGCTCGGTGTGCGTGTGGTGCGTGTGCGCTGTGCGTGGTGTGCATGGGCGCATGGCATGGAGCAGAGCAGTCATTCTTTATTTATTTCTTGAACAAAATCATTTGCATATATTATATAGAACAGACCTTATATTAATGCTCCCCTATATGATATGTATATGCGCTGTAACTACTCATATTGTACATAATTAGTTGGTAATAGTCAAATCATATATTGGTAATAGTAGAACCCACCCACCTTTCCGTATATAAGGCGGTTTAATACCGGGGCTATAATAAGGGGCTATATAGAAGGGCTTATATGCACCCACCTATTCGAATCGTATATAAGGCGGATATAGTACCCGTTATATGGCTTCCCTATATGGCGTTCCCTACTAAGTCCCTATATACACCTTTCATTCCGGTTTCCTTTGCGCATTAATCTTTCACCCACCGTTCCACTCTGCACCTTCGCTTATATAACACCCGTATATAACGTTCCCGTATATACCTTTTTCTTTTCCCGAATCGTTTCCTCTGCACCGACCTGTTTTTCTCCGAATTTGAGGCTTCCTTTTGAGTACCATAGAAGCAGTCCCACCTAATGCTGTTTACTGGGCGGGATTACTGGGCGCACCTTTGTATACTGTTCCCTCGGATTGTCCCATGATTCTCTCTGCACCGCAGTTCCCTTTTTATTGAACTAAGAAAAGATCACCTTAGAACGTTATTAATTTCTGCGGTCATAGAAACCTAAAACGCAAATAAAAAAGGAAGGGAATTAATCCCCTCCTATATTGATGTTTCTATATAACCTTTTACTTCCCATTTGTATATTGTCGGTACTTGTTCTTTAACCTCTTCCATATATTCCGTCGCTTTTTTAATCGCTGTTTCTTCCGGCATTAAAGTTACCAATGGGACAAAGTTCTCATATACTAATTCGATTTCCCATTCTGCTAATGAATCACCTCTACGCTTATTCCAATCTTCTATTGCATAGTCTATGAATTCTGCCGGATTTACTTTTCCCGCTTTCTTCATTTGCTCTATCATTAATAGGAAGAACTTACACGCTAACATTTTAGGATTTCTAATCATTCTCTTTTCCCTCCGGATTTTAGATAATAGTTGGAGCAGGTTTCCCCGCTCCGTTTTTACTTCGCACATTCTACAATGTCGTTACATGTTTTTCCTTCGACTTCTAAAACGTTATAAAAGAATTTGATATCCTTTATATTTTCCGATGGAAGGTTTTCTATTAGCTTTTCTATTATCTCTTTTATGTTCGGGTGGTTTTTCGCTTCCGCTTCAACTTTCCGGAAATTGTTTGTTATCTCCAAAATCCCTAGTGCATCAGTAACGGTTAACGTTTGATTGAATACTACTTCAAAGGCTTCCAAGAATTCATTCTCCTTGTCCAAGTCCTCCACGGGTAATAGGTGAAATCCTATCATTCCTAGTACAGCGTGTTCCGTTGTGCTTAGTGATTTAATGTTCATAATAAAATCGCTCCTTTATATTTAGTTATCAATGTTCATCGGGAAATTATCCCTACAACAAATATATCATTTTAGTTGGTAATAGTAAAGAAAAACATATTGTTTCATGTGAAACATTAATAGTTTAGTTGGTAGAAGTAGAATTGCTACTTACTTTAAGTTAGTTACTAACTGATCAATAGTGGACTAATAGACAAAATAAAAAAGACTAGGTTTCCCTAGTCTTCTTGTGGTGACATCTTATCAAAATCTAATGTCCATCTTTCATTTATCATTATCCATCCTTTTAACTGTTCATTTAGCTTGTATAACTCGTTATTCATGATTGTATATTCTGTTCCTCTTTCATCCGTGTATATCTTCTGTCCTTGCTCGTTTGTGCGTTCTGCTATGACTTCTATTAGTAGTCCCTTGATAGGTTTAGGAATTCGTTTCACAAGTACAGCAGAAGGATTAAAAGACTCTTCCTCTATCTCTTGTATGTCGTATCCTAGTAACGCATGGTTTTGTAATTGATTCGCTTTTACTTCTAAATCATTCCATAGCATTTCATAAAATCTTACTTGCTGTTCTTCCGTCAATTTCTCGTATTGCTCCCATGCGCTATTATAAGTCATTTTAGCGATTCTTCTTTGTGTTGTATCGCTAAGTTGGTGCTTTACGATTAGCGGTTTAATTTCGCTGTAAATTTCGTTAAAGAAGAAATGCTTTAATCCTTGTTTACTCTCCACGATATGCGGGTGTTTTCCTCCATGCTTCAAATACAGTTGCATGATTTTTTCTCCTACAAAACATCCGTGGTCAAAGTCAGTTAAATTAAATCTCATAATAAAACAGCTCCCTTTTATATAGTTGTCAATGTTCGTGCGGAACGTTATCCGCATTAATAATGTATCATTTTAGTTGGTAAAAGTAAAGTGGTAAGTTGATAAAAGTTCATTTAATGCAAAGAAAAAGCACTCATCTATTTTGAGTGCCTTTGAAAAGTAATGTGTATGAGATTGTGAAAATTAATAATCCACCTAATAAAGTTAGTCCTGCGTTTAGCACGATTACCACCTCCCTTATTTAATGATGTAGTGACTAAGCAACCAAATCATTATACATGAAGACGTAATTCCAATCAACCAAGTCCAGTACATATCCTCTGTCTCTTTACTCATACTAATGCCAACTCTCCTTTCCGCTTATATTTCCGGCTTTTAGATTTATCAAATTCCTCTACCGCATTATGTATAGAGCAGTAGTAATGAAGTGCCAAATGTTTTAGGAAGTCCATTACATGTACACCCTCTTCTAAACTATATACTTCTGCTCTTATTCTCGCCTTGTCTCTTGCGTCAAATTCTTCCGCAACCGTATAGAGGAATTCATAGTTATTTACCACTACCGTTTTGCTTCCGCTACCGTCCAGTTTCTTCAAAAAGAACCACCACTTCTCTTCCTTCGGGATGTTGCTACCCATCTTGAAGAACATTACCTGCATAAACTCGTCCATAAAAGATCACCATTCTTCCGTTGATTTTATTCACATTAAAAAGACCGGGGATTTCTCCCCGCTCCTTCTCTTATCCTGCTATGTAATCCGCTCGGTGTAAATCAGCGTAATAACATTTTGCTAAGTAGTGGATAAAGTGCATGCAATCCCCGTTTTTAAAATCTATTCTCACAAGCATTTCTTTAATCTTCGCTTGTTCATGTTTGGGTGCGCTCTTCATGATTTCTAGAAACTCTTTGTTGTTAACTTCCTGTAAAACGTTATCCCCGAAAATTTCGTCCGGCTCACGTTTCTTATATTGGAAAGTCCAAATAGTTTCCGTGTATCCTTTTTCCTCCCATAGTGTATCAATCCAGTCAGAAAAGTTTTGTTGTTCGTGCATAGCTCACACGCTCCTTATATTTTATTTTCAATGTACAATCGGGAACATTTTCCCTACTTCTTATTATACGGATTACTTGGTAAAAGTAAAGAAAAACTTTATGTTTCACGTGAAACTTTATGTTTTTAGTTGGTAAAAGTCCAAAAGAAAAGCGTACAAGCTGTTTAAGGCTCATACGCTCCATCTAAGGGAAATTTAATAGTGAATCTATAGTAAAGTGTTTAACACTCTGCTATCGCTCTTATAGGCTATTGTGTGACTTCCTGCTCTTCCTTCTCAAATACTAAGATGTCCGCTTTATTCAGAATTTGAAAACTTTCTCCCGCTGTTTTCTCGTAGCGTTCCACGTTCTCCGGTTCTGCGTTGCGTCTGATTTTAAGGTTTGCTTCCTCCCAGTGGAAGTAATGCTTTCCGTCTGTGGATTCTAAATTGTGAATCATAGCAAGGAATAAATCATACTGACTATAGCTTACATACACGCTCGTAAACGATTCAAAACATTTTAGTGTAATTTCTCTCACTACTGTTTTGTACTTCGCTGTAATCGTTATAACTTCCACTCCGGCTTTTGTCTCGCTGTCTTGGACGTTTACTTGTGTAAGCTCCATCTTTCTTGTAAGAGTGTTTAGAAGTCGCTCCATGTAAGTTGGATAGTTTTCGAATAATGTCATTTGTGACACGCTCCCTTTTCATATTTGGTTTTCAATGATTACGGGTAACTTGTTCCCGTACTTAAATTATAAGGGATAGGAATATTCTTGTAAACATAATTTTCTCAATATTTATATTTTTAGTTGGTAATAGTAAAATGGTTAATTGGTAAAAGTGGCGAAATCCGGATCATAAGAATTTTACTACTTACTTTTTGTTAGTTACTTCCTGATCAATAGTGAGTATCTGTTTTTGGACAAATAAAAAAGGAAGCTCTTAGGCTTCCTGTTTTGCTTTCTCTTTTGTAGCGATATAAAACTTGCAAGGGAATGTTTTCTTCCCGTACTTGATAACTTTTGTTTCTGTGTTGAATGTATCAACTTTCATTTGTACAATCGAATCGTCTGTAACATCTAAAAGCGTTACAAGGTTTTCGTCACTGTATAGTGCTAAGAATTGTGAAACATCGTTCGGACGTTCTTCTATGAATGCAAATACTTTATATGGGTTGCTAATAAGGTGCTTAGGTAGCTCCTTAATGCTTTCCATTGCTAAATGGTTGTAAGTAGTTGTTCCGTTCTTCATAACATCGTCAAGGAATTCTCCTTGTTCTTCCGGCTCTTCTTTCTCCGGTTTCTTTGGAGCTGACGCAACTTTCTTTTTCTGTTTCGGCTTCTCTTCCTCTTCGTCTTCCTTGTGAATCGGTTTAGGAGCGGAAACTTTAGTCTTTCCTTTTTCAGTGTTACGTTTACGCATTTTAGGTTTTACGCTGTTCTCTACTAATTCAAGTTCTCCTTGTACTTCTCCGTTTGCTTTCGCTTCTTTCTCTTTCAACTTAATTTGAGCGTCAATTAAATTCGCTTTAAGTCGAGCAGGTTTTTGTGCGCTGTCCTGTAGACGTGCATGCATTTCCTTCAGCTCTTCAAGAGTGAACGTTGCGAAATCCTCCGGTGAAATAGATAAGATAGCTTTGATAGTTTTAGACATAATAAAATCTCTCCTTTGGGTTATATGTAATTTTCAATGTGCTTTTTCCTGTCCCTCATTGGGATAACTCAATATTAATTGATAAAAGTTTAAATTGCAAGCATTATTTTAAAAGTTTTCGACAAAATTACTTGGTAAAAGTGAAATTGCAACAAAGGAAACTGTCCCTATAATGAAGAAACATACAACAAGGGAAAAATTTAATAGTGAAGGAGCTGTTCTGCATGTTTAAAAAACTTTGGTCAAAGGTGAAAAAATTCTTTACGGTGGAGCAGGAGCAGGAGAAGACGGAAACGATTGAAAGCGAACGTTATGAGGACATTGTGAGAACGTCTATTTTTGATTCTGTGATTGCTCAACTAAATGAAAAGGCAAACAGTCCAAAAGAAGAACAGGAGCAGACAGAGAACAAAATAGAGCATACAAGTTATAGTCCTAAAGTGTGGACGTGGAAAGAGTGGAAGGAATACAACAAAGAGCAAAGAGAACTATTCGACAAAATAAGACAGACAAAACTCGCATAATTCGACAAAGGAAAACTTGACAACTAAATTACTAAAAGAATGCCGATTTCAGTATATAATAAATAATTAAAAGAACTATATATAATATATACTGAACACCTTTTATTTTAGTTGGTAAAAGTGCATGAAAAAAGACCTGTATTT